TTAGTCTCCTTTGTATTGTCCACCGCTATTATATGCTTCAGAGATTCCAGCAGAGATTCTTTTAGTTGATTTTACTTTTTCTAAAAGTTCTTCAGTTGATTCAACTTTTTTGATGTCGAAGTATTCTCCAACGCTTGTCAAAAGTTCGTATCCACCCGAAAGAGTCCAAAGCATTAGATTCTTTAAGAAAGGTAAGTTTGGATAATGGCTATGTTCGGTAGCATCAGCATACCAGATTTCGGTTTCAGTAGTTTCACCACCGATTCTCCAAAACGATTTGTAAGAAACTTGTATAAAGTCTCCTGCTTTGATGTTAAGTGAACGGAAAGCCTCAAGTGCTTCGTTTTCTTTGCGAGCATTTTCAGCTCTGCGATTTTGCATTTCTTCTCTGAATTGTTTCATTTGTTCTTTATTTCTTTTCATATCTTTAATCTATCACACTTTCCTATTTTGTCAAACTTTTTTTCTCTTTGATTATTAACGATTTAGCGATACCAGACAAGAGAATCTGTATCGACATTATACAATCCGCTACGAAGGTAAATGGTTGTCCACTTACCTTTATCCTCACCTTCGAGGATTTCAGCAGTTGCAGTCATAGTTTTCCAACCGATTGTAGAAGGGAAAACCTTTACGAGTAGTCTTTCGTGACCATATCGAAAAGTATTTTCATCTGTAGTTAGTTCTTTATTTATTGTTATCATTTATTTATTTTCCTTTACTAGTTTAGCATTGTTGAGGTTGATTGTTCCAACCTTATCTTTATCTTTACCTTCGAGGAAGGTTACAACTGCACTATTAGCAGAAGTTTTATAAGAAACTTTTACTAGAGTTCCTTCGTAAAGGTAAATTTCACCAAAGTAAGTTGGTGTATTGTTAGAGTTAGTGATTATGGATTCAGTAGTATCCATATTTTTTCGCATATTTTCACGCATTTGTTTTCGTTGAAAATTCCAGTTTATCATTCTATGAGTCATTTTATTTTTTCTTTCTTTGTTATTTGTTATCTTTTATTGTTATGTATATAGTTTACCAGAAAATCCTCAAAAGTCAAATTATTTCTTCAATTTGTTTTTCGTTGATTGTCATTGAGTTATGATGAGCAACTTCAACTTTGTGTTCATATTTCGAGAAACTTTCATCGAGTCTTTTCTGAGATTCTTCCACAGCTTTTTTGAGGTCAGCCGAAGCTTTGTCTAAATTTCCGAGGAGGATTTCTAATTTTGTTTTTCTTTTCATACTCTTAATTTATCACATTTTAGAATTTTTGCAAGATATTTTTTCATTTAAATCTCGTTGATTGACAACGATTTACACACGCAGGGAAGCTGCCTTCGTAAGTCGTTGATACTCAGCTACTTACAACTTGTAAAACTTGTGGTTGCGTATTGTAGCCACTAACCTTGCGTTCCTAGCCCACTTAGGAGCGACGCTGATGGCGTGGTAATGGTTTGCACCCTTTACAATGCTTATCATCTGTTTATGGATGACTAGGTCAGCAAGATATAGAGCGTTCTTACCTTGTGGAGTTGCAAGGAGTTTCTTTTTAGAGGATTCACTCACTCCACCATTCCAGAAACTAAACTGCTTTGGTGATAAGCATACTTGGCTAGCTGATTGGCTACGCTCTATCATCCTTGTTTGAATGACGCTAGCTACGCCAGCCATACCTTCCATACCTTCGCCCCTAGCTTCGCCTAGTATTGTAAGTGCTACGATGAATAGTTCTGCTGTCATACTATTAGTCCCTTCCGTTGCTAACTGCACCACAGTAATCAGAGGGTTTCTCTGCACTGATCGTGCCGAGGCTATATCCTTCGGAGCTAGTCGCACCCCAAAGAAAGCAAGTCTGCACCATATCGTCAATGATGCTCTGTGCTTTGTCTGTTGCAAGGTCAAGTAGTCCACCCTTGCGACCCTTGGCGTTGATCTTGTTGACGAATGCGTGAAGAGCAACCTTAACAAGAGCTTTCTTCACATCTTCGGGGTGAGCGTAGAAGTAGAATGCTTTGCCGTTGCCCATATCGTGCAACTTGCCGTTAGTTCCTCCCCAATTATAGATTGAATTGAAGAAGTGATTGATCTGTTTGATGCTTCCTTCGAGAAGATAAGCATTGTTTTCGCCGAATGTTTGATAACTGATTTTGAGGTTTTGTTTCATAGGTTGTATATTGCCTTTTGGTTAGTGTTTCGTCAACTATTATTTTTTGGCTGTTGCCATACCATAGATGCCGACGAGGATGCTTCCGATGGTAAGGGTAAAGATGAGGGTATCGATATTCATTTGGTCATCGCTTCCTGATGGATAGCTTCCACCTTGTTAGCGTGAGCATCAAGAGTTGCGATGGCCTTGGTAGAGGCATCCTTAAGGTCTTGGCTAGCCTTGTTGAGGTTTGCGATCAGTTGTTCGTATTTGCTTAATTTCTTCATATAGGTAATCTATCACAGAATAGGATTATCACAAGATATTTCTTCAGTTAAATTTCATTGATAGTCAACGACTTAGAGAAAGCGCTAAACCCCCACCCCATTTTTTCTGTGTTTTTTATTTTTTATAGAGATCCCTAGCCTGTGTTTCTAGGTTTGAGTTCGCCTATGGGCTACCCCATTTTTGAAAAAATTACTTCGCTCTAAAACTCAAAAGAGAGAGGAGGGGGCTATCTTCAATCTCCACATTATTTTAATATGTTACTTATTTATACCTAATTTAAATACAATAAATAGCTTATACTTTATCTTATGTTATATTGTATATATACCCCTACCCCTTTTTCTAAATCTATAAGAGATCAATAGAAATGAATATACTTGAAAGTAAAAAAATCCGCGGGGCTATTTTTGTTTATAAGTCTTTTTCTATATAAGATTAAGAAATGGATAATAGAACAAGACCGAACCAGTGTTAATTTGAGATCCATCATCAAGATAATAATTATTTTCACCAAAACAAATATGAAACATACAACTAGTAGCTTTTCCATCTGCTCCATCTGTTGTTTCTGGTGGAGTAGTTGAAAATGTTGGAACTGGCACGATGTATTCTAAATACTGCCAAGTATCAAATACAGAACTTTGATTTATTTCTGCTAATTTTTTAAATTTTATTATTGGTCTACCAATCCATTGTTTTCTAGCATTATAAGGATCAAGACCATAAGAATTAATATAAGTATAATTAGAACTATTTCCCAATAAATTAACACCACCACCATGAATAGTAGCATAATTAACATAACTTGCTATTCCATCTATACTAAATTTTATATAAATTCCAGCAAAATTAAGATTTCTTAATGGATCAGAGCTATTTACTTTATAGAACACTCCAAATTTAACATAATTTTTATCGACAGGAATATCTACTTGATATTGTATGTTTGAAACAGACCAGTTTCCTATGTCAACATCTTGATTTGCAATGGTATTAGTCGTAACTATTGTTCCTTTAGATAATCCTAAAGCACTCCCAAAAGATGCACATTTTACAGAGTGTACATTTCCTCCTCCATTTGGAATAGTTTCTAAAGATCCATCTCTTCTTAAATAATACTTTAAAAATAAATTATAATAAGGTCCATATTGGCCCCAATCAATAGGAGCACGCTCAGTCCATTTTGTTTCTCCTTGGTCACCAATAGGCAACGCTGTAAATTGATAAGGGGTTATTAAATTATTTTGAACTGTATATATTTGTTGCCCATCTACAGTTCTTCCTAATAATGTATGTTTTTTTCCAGATGGCATATCAATAAATTACACTCTAACTAAAATATAAAAATGGATAATAGAATATAATTGAACCACTATTAATTCCAGAACCATCATCAAGATAAGCATTATTTTCACCAAAACAAAGCGCCATAGTACAACTTATAGGTCTTCCATTATAATAATCATTACCATTTGGATCAGTTGTGGAAAATGTTGGTATCTCAACTTTGAAATTTAAAAATTGCCAATCATCTGTAGCAGAGCTTTGATTTACTAACCCAAGTTGCCTAAGTTTTATAACATCTTGTCCAATCCATTGATATTTAGCCTGCTTTGCAAATGGAGATACTCCATAATCATTTAAATATAAATAATTAGGAAAAATATTACCAGGAAAAGTATCTGTTATATCTTCTCCACCAATAATATAAAAATTAAAATAACTAGAATTTCGTCCGTTGTCGCCAGGAACATTAAAATGTAAATAAATAGCGCCAAAATTTCCACCTCTTAATCTATCGTTAGCTGGAACTTTATAAAAACATCCAAAATTAACATAAGTTTTATTTTCTGGAATCCCTATAGAATAGCTTATTCTTGGCACAGACCAACCTTCTTCCATTATAAAATTTACTAAATTATCTATAGGAAGATTTCCGACACTAGTCCCAAGACCAAAAGTTTTCATTGAATGAACATTTCCACCACCATTTGGAATAGTCTCTAAAGATCCATCTCTTCTTAAATAAGCTTTATTAAATAAATTATAATAAGGGCCATATTGACCCCAACCAATAGGTGGGTCTTCAGTCCATCTCACTTCTCCTTGATAACCAACTGGTAATTCTGTAAATTGATAAGGAACTATTAGATTTTCTGGTATTCTATATATTGAGCTTCCATCTACAGTTCTGCCATTAAAAGTATGAGATTTTCCAGTTGCCATATATAAAAATTACACCACATTAAGTAGTGTAATAATACATTATATGAAATATGATATTAAAGTATTAGCTTTACCAAAAATTACCACGGCCAAACTTTTATATTATGTGCGCGAGCCCAATTTTTTAGGACTAGGTGGCAATTATAAATCAAAAAATTAAAAATATGTTTAAATACTTATTAGGCTTATCAGCTTTATTGTTAGCAGGGTGTGGAGCTTTCTTTTCTGTGAAAGGTATAGGATTACTATTCTCTGGTAGTTTTATAGCGTCAATAATCATGGCAAGTAGTTTAGAGTTTGGAAAAATCATGGCAACTAGCTTTTTATATCGTTACTGGAAAAAAATTAACAATATCATTAGATCATATTTACTAGCGGCGATCTTAATACTAATGGGAATTACTAGTTTAGGTATATTTGGATTTTTAAGTCAAGCTTTTTACTCAACTAAAAGTAATATAGATGCTATAGAATCTCAAGTAGTTTTATTAGAGAATAAAAAACAATCATTAAATGCTCAAGTAGTTTCAAATAACGAAAGAATCAAAACATTAACAGAAACTAGAAAAAATCAAGAATCCAATATAACTAAAGCTCTAGATCAATCCACAACAACTACAGTTACAAAATCTGGAGGTTTATTTAGTAGTGATACTCAAGAAAAAGTAGTAGATAAAAAATCAGTAGAATTAAAATCTAAAACTTTAGATAGTATGCAAACTAGTATATCATCATTAGAATCTAATATAGAAAAAATTAATAATATTAATAATACTTTATTAGCTGAAATCAATACTGTTGACAATTCTATTATTTCTTTAAAACAACAAATCACAAAATCAGATATAGGAACTTATAAATTTATAGCAGAAGCTTTTAACGTAAAAATAGAAACAGTAGTTAAATGGTTTATCCTTATAATTGTTTGTGTTTTTGATCCATTAGCGGTTTCACTTTTATTAGCTTATAACATAACATCTAATAAAAAAGAAGATATAGAAATAAAACCAAAAATACAAGAAAAAGAAAGTTTAGATATACAAACTTCTGCAGGTCAAGAGATAAAAACAGAAGAAAAAGATGAATCCAAAGAGCATATAATAGAAAAAATTTATAAGAATTTTAATTATTGCAACAGAAGAGGCTAGGGTGTAATTAATTATATGCGCACATTCAATGGACTTCAAATTTTTACTGATCAGTTGACAAATACTGGGCAACTTGATCTTAGATACATTCAATTAACTGGAAATCAAGAAGTAGTTGGAGAAAAATATTTTTCTTCTGGAGTTAGAATACAGAATAACTACTCACCTACTGGAGAATATAGTCCAGGAATAAGCGGACAAATAAAATGGGATAATCAATACATTTATATTTGTGTTAGTGGAGATGGAACTAATGGAAGATGGTTAGTTTCTCCTTTAGTAGGAAATTGGAGTTAATTTTATGGCAAGTGGATATAGAGATTTATATTTTATAGAAAAACAAGCTAATCAAAGTTTTTTAAATGTTAAAACAGATGATTTTGGATTACAAATTTCAACAGGTAATTTAAATTCTTTTATAATGGGATCTTCTGGTAATTTTATAAATTCTGGATTAGCAAATTCTTTAATTTTTGGTCAAGGTCCAAATCGAATAGCTGCGGGTTCAGCCCTTATCTTAGATTCAACTAGATCAATTATTACTGGAGCAGGAGCAGGTACAATAGTTGGTGGAGCAGCAAATGGAATAGGAGTCTCTGGAAGCGTTGGAATAAATGATTGTTATAATTTAATAGCTGGTGGTTGCAGAAATACAATAAATACGGCAGGTGCAAAAAATATTATTCTTGGGGGTGGATTAAATAGACTTGGGAACGGTGGAGAATTATATCTAAACGCAAATGGTAATAGAGCTCCAGGTACTGCAACAACTTTATCTGCTTCAACATTAAACGATAATGCAATTATGGGAGGCAGTCATAATGAAATTAATGGTGCTCAAAGGTCTATTATTGTTGGAGGTTTTTATAATTGGATGGGACGATTTCATCCAACCACTACCGCTTGCGATGTGGTTAGTTCTAGTATTTTAAATGGTCTTTGTAGTAGTATTTGTAGAAGTAGTTACTCTACAATACTTAATGGAGTGGCTAATTCAATTATTGGCCCAGCAGTTCCAGTTAGTACTATTTTTATAGATGACGCGTATCCATATAATAACTCAATATTAAATGGAAGCTACGCCGAAATTCGCGGAAGTGGTATAACCGTAATAAACGATGGAAGATATAGAGATGGGGCTAGAGCATCTTATGCTGGTAGTAGAACGGTATATATAGATGCAACTAGTGGCGTTAATATTGTTACTGGAAATTTAATATTAAATTCTAGTACTCGAATTAATCCAACAGAAGAAGATTTAAGCTTAAATATAACAGGTACCATTGTGTAATTCATTTTATGCGTACATTTAATAATCTTCAAATTTTCACCAATCAATTAACTAATAGTGGACAATTAGATTTAAGATATCCTAAAATAACAGGAAACAATTCAGTAGTAAATTTGGATGGAGGAATACGCATAGGCGGAATGAATGTACCACCTTATCAAGATTATCCAGGTTATTCTGGAGATATCGCATGGAATCAAACGCATTTTTATATTTGTTTAAGTGGAGATGGTGCAACTGGTTTTTGGGCAAGATTAAGTTTAGAAAATTGGACATAAGCTATTTTTATGTCAAAGAACCTATATCTTTACTATAGTGGTACAAGATTAAGCGTAGTACCCACAAAGGATATACTTTTTACAATATCTCCAACAGGCAACATGTCTTTTGGTGGATCTCAAAATCAAGTTTCTGGAATATATAATAGCATACTAGGTGGAAATTTTAATAAAATTTTTACTGGCACGATAAATTCTTTTATTGCCGCTGGATCAGGAAATTCATTGTCAGGTCAAATAACAAATTCAGCAATATTGGGTGGTTATAATAACTTGATATTAAATGCAAGTGGTTCAGTAATAAACGCAGGAAATAATAATTTTATTTCTGGAGGTGGATACGCTTATATAGGGGCAGGCACTGGCAATAAAATTTTTGGAAGCGGTATAACTGGCGCTGTATTCGTAGGTTTTCCACCACTAGCACTTTTTGGAGGTTCTTCTATTGGGGGTGGAAATTTAAATATTATATCTGGATTTAACGCAGCAATTGGTGGAGGTTGTAATAATTTCATATCAAGAAATCCAGATGGATATTTAGATTCAAGTCAAGTTCCAGCTGGTAGATATACAAATGCTAACTCAGTAATTTTAGGAGGTTTTAAAAATAAAGCTTTTTCATTACAAACAAATGTAGTTGGAGGAGCAAATAATACAGCAGGATATATTTATGCATCAGTTATAGGTGGATCAGGAAATTTTGCTCAAGGATGTCAATCAGTAATACAAGGCGGATGTAATAATAGAGTAGATGGATCTGCTAGCGCTATTGTAGCTGGAGAAAATAATATGATAAGCGGAGTAGCTGATGGGCCAAATAGTTTTATCGGTGCAGGAAAAAATAATATTATAAGAAGTGCATCTAATAGTAGTATATTGGGCGGATGTAATAATTCTGTAGATGGGCTTGTATCTAATATTATGGGTGGAACAAATAATACAATAGATTCTTTTCGCAGTTCTATTTTAGGAGGTTCATGTAATTTTATAGATGGAAATAATTCATTTATAGCTGGTGGAGTAAAAAATACAATTCTTGGAAATGTATCTGGTATTTTTGCTATAGGATCTTTTATTACTGGAAAAAATGATGGTTCTATAATTTTAGCAGATGGAACAAATAGACCAAAAGTATCTAATGCAGATTACTCTCTTAATATAAATTTTTGTAATGGTATATATTTAAAAGGTTCTGAAGATTCATTTATTACAAATGTAACTGGAACAATAGTGTAATATTTTTTATGCCATCAAATATTTTTTTACTATCTAGTGGAGCAAATGGAAGACTAGACCCAGTTTCTGCAGACGGACTACTATTTTTAATTAATCCTACAGGAAATACAGCTTTGGGAGGTGCTACTAATATAATTTCTGGATGTAACAACAGTATATTAGGTGGCGAAAAGAATTTAATAATAAATAAATCTAAATCTAGCTTTATTGGTGGAGGAAGTGGGAATATAATATATACTGGATTAAATTCTTATATTTTAGCAGGAGCAAGTAATAATATAATTTCTGGTGAAAATTCCGCAGTTAGTGCAGGTTTTTGCAATTCTATATCTGGAAATAATTCTTTGATAGGAGGTGGTACAGGAAATTTTATAAGATCAAATGGTTCATCTATTGGGGGTGGAAACGCAAATATAACGTCTGGATGTAATAGTTTTATTGGCGGAGGTTGTGGAAATAGAATTGGCACAGGCGCACTGAATAGTATAATCGGAGGAGGACTTTTGAATTGTGTACTTGGATGTCAATCAACAATTGGTGGTGGGTGTGGAAACGTAACTCGTGGCTGTTTTTCAACGATAGGAGGAGGCATAGGAAATAGCGCTTCTACTTGTTATTCTGTAGTAGCTGGAGGTGGTTTTAACATTGCTGCAGGAGCTGCAGCTGCAATAGCTGGAGGTTGTACAAATTCAATAAGTTATGGTGGTTATTCAAATACAGGTAATCTAACTACTCAACAACTTGATTCTTTATTTGCAAATAATTTTCTTGGAGCAGGAATGTTTAATTCTATAAGCGTAGCTGCTAATTCAATTTTAGGAGCAGGATGTTCGAATAGAATTACTTGTTCAAGTAATTCAAGTTTATTAGGAGGAACTTTGAATTGTGTAGTAAGTGGAGATTACTCATCTATTCTTGTAGGACATTTTAATAAAAATTCTGGATCATATAGCGTAATATTAGGTGGAATTAATAATATGGTTAATCTTAATGTATCTGGAGCGTTTGTTATAGGATCAAATACCAGAGCATACCATAGTGGTTCTTTAATTTTAGCAGATGGTGGATCTAGAACTAAATCAACCGAAAAAGAACACGCACTTACAGTAGACTTTCAAAATGGAATATATTTCGATGGTATAGAATCAAATTTATCAATTAATTTAACTGGCACATTAATATAATATATGAGAACTTTTAGTGGATTAAAAATTTTTACTCCTCAAAATATTAATACTGGTGAATTAGATATACAATATATAAAATTATCTGGAAATAATAGTATAGCAAATTTTAACGCTGGAATAAGAATTGCTGGTAGAGAAATTCCACCATATCAAGATTATCCAGGAAATTCTGGAGATATTGCATGGAGTTTTTCACATCTATATATTTGCTTGAGTGGCGATGGAACAACTGGGCTTTGGAGCAGGTTAAGTTTAGAAGATTTTTAATATATTAATAGTGTAAATATATTAATATGCGTACTTTTAATGGTTTAGAAATATTTACCGAACAATTGACTAATACTGGTCAATTAGATTTAAGATACGCAAGAGTAACAGGTAATACATCAGAAATTAATCTAAATGCAGGGGTTCGTCTTGGTGCAGGTAATCCACCAACTGGAATTTATTCTCCTGGGTATAGTGGCCAAATAGCCTGGGATAATCAATTCATGTATATCTGTTCTAGTGGGAATGGTATAGAAGGAAATTGGTTTGCTATACCAGTATATATAAATTGGACTAAGGTATAAATTTATGGCAACAGACTTAACTAAAATATATCTTATTAAAATTGATGATAGTGGACGAAAAAGCGAAGTCAAGGCGAGTGAAATTAATTTATTAATTGGCAGTTCTGGTTCAGTTAATTTTGGAATTAATTCTTATGTATCTGGTCGTTCAGCTGCAGTAGTAGGAGGGCTATGTAATACGGCATCTGGAGATTGGTCTTCAGTTTTTGGAGGAGCGCTTAATTCAACTTTATCTAGTTATTCTTCTATCGTGGGTGGTTCATACAACTGTACTATTGGTGCATATTCTACAATTATTGGCGGTGCATTTAATTGCACTTCAGGAATATATTCTTTAATTGGCGCAGGATATGAAAATTTTGTAGATGGAAATGGCGCTGTAATTGGTGGTGGCAATTGTAACTATGTAACTTGTCAAGGAGGTTTTGTTGGAGGCGGCAGACTAAATTGCGTTCAGAATCGTTATGCAGTTATTGGTGGTGGACAATATAACTGCGCAATTGGTATGTATTCTGAAGCTTTAGGAGGATGCAATAATATAGCAAGTGGTCTATATTCTTTTATTGGTGGTGGAGAAAAAAATACTGCATTTTCAAACTATTCTTCTATTTTAGCGGGCAGATGTAATTACATAAGTATTTCAGATAGCGGTGCGACAATTCTGAGCGATGGTCAAGCTCGTCAGCATAATTCTTCTGGTCCTCATACTCTAACATTAGATTTTGCCAGTGGAGTTTATATAAGTGGAGGACTTTATTTAAATGGAAGACAATTGCTGGTGTTAGCAGATGGGAATGTTTTTTCTCCAACAGTAACAGCAGGATAATTTTATGGCAGATATCTCATTAATAACAGGAAATTTAACAGTACTTGGATCTACAAGTCTGAGTGGATCAGCATATATAGCTTCTGGATATACAAATAATGCTTTTGTACCATCCACACCAATACAAAGATATTTATTATCTAATGGAACAGAATCCGTAATTCCGTTTGGTCCTGGTGGAGTTTATGCTACTGGATTCAAATTTAGTTTTACGTTTTCTAGTCAAGCAGATTTAAATCGTCATATAAATACTCAAAAATGGTATATAGTAACAGGATCAAGTGTGCCTGGAAGAATCCAAGGAAACAACACAATCCAAATAAATAAAACTGGAGTAACAATACCATTTCCGAATCCAGCACCTCCTGCTTTTTTTAGCCAAGGAATACTAACAAGCTATACAATTGATGAAAGATTTAATCATATAGAGCAAAGTGGAGTTTTTGCTTTGCAAAATGGACAAAAAATAGGTTTTGGTACATTTGACCCACAAGAAAAAGTTCACATAGCTGGTGGGAATTTAAAAGTGGATAATACAGGATTTTTCAATAATATTATAATCAATCCAACTGATTCTAATTTCTTGTTAAATACAACTGGTATATTGGTGTAAATATATGATATGCGTACATTTAATGGACTTCAGATATTTACCGAGCAATTAACCGATTCTGGTCAGTTAGACGCTAGATATATAATTAAAAACGAAGTTTTAGGAACATCTGGTCAAGCAGATTTTGGAAGTCAATCAAGCGTTAAAGCTTTAAGCGTAGGAGGAGTAATTGCTGGTGGAACAGCAAATATTATCACAGGAGATTTTGCATCAATTGGTGGAGGGCAAAATAATATAGCAGATGTATATGCATTTGTTGGAGGTGGAGCAGATAATCAAGCTATAGATCAGTATGTAGTTATTGGTGGAGGTTGGAATAATATTGCTGGCAGCGCATTTAGTTTAATTGGAGCAGGATGTTGTAATTTTATAACTATAAGACCTAAAACTGGCCCTGGAAGCCGTAATGCGCCATCATATCAATCATCAATAATAAATGGAGCAAATAATACTATAGATGGTAGTTGGTCATTTATTGGTGGTGGTTTAGAAAACTTAATAACAGGAGGTGGAATTTTTGCTTTAAATAATATATTAGGAGGATGGTGCAATTCGATATGCAATTCAAGAATGTCCACAATTCTTGGTGGAAGAATGAATGCTATTAGTGGACAAAATTTATCGGAAGCAACTCCAGATTTTATTGGTGGTGGATGTTTAAATAAAGCATACAATCATGGTAATTTTATCGGCGGAGGAAAAAATAATACAACGAATTGTTATGGAACAATTTTAAATGGCAGCGATAATACAATATGTTTATCAATGGGGTCTACAATTATTGGTGGAGCGGGTAATTTAGTAAGTGGAATTATAGATGAAGAAACTGCTACATATGGAGATTTTATAGGTGGAGGATTTGATAATAAAGCATATTGTGGTTTTAATTTTATTGGTGGAGGATCTGAAAATGAAACAGAATCTGCTTCTATAATTTTACATGGATGTAAAAATAAAGCAATTAATGCTAGTATCATAATTGGTGGAGTTTGTAATTTAGCAATACAAGGTTCTTTTATTGGCGGAGGAATTGCAAATATAATATCTGGTGGCGACGGCGGAGGCGATGCATATGGTTCATTTATCGGTTATGGAAATTCAAATAAAATTTGTAGCCCTGATTCATTTATTGGTAATGGACAGGATAATATTATTAATGCTGGATATTTTTCATTTATAGGAAATGGAATGGAAAATAATGCAAGTGGATCTTTTTCATTTATTGGCAATGGACAATATAATAAAGCTTATGGAGATTATTCTTTTATTGGCGGTGGATCATCTAATAAAGTATGTGCAAATTACGGTTCCATACTAGGAGGTAGATGTTCAATTATTAATGCTAATCATTGTGGAGCAGCAATTCTTGGAGATGGAGAAGATAGAGCCCATAACTCTTGCAATTCTAATGCACTAACAATAGATTTCAGTAATGGATTATACTTTGGTGGGAAAAACAGCAATATTATATTAAATATAACAGGATCATTAGTGTAATAATATTAAATGTCTTTCTTGAACGCAAATATTCCTCCTATCGAATGCTATGTTCGTGGAAATTACATGAGGAATCAAGAAGATAGTTTTGATAAAAAATATAAATGTTTAATTTTTGGTGTTACAAGTCTTCCTAGCCAAGCTCCGCTTTTTAATTTTCTTATGGAAGATGGCGGAATTTGGTGGCATGCGCCTATTAGTGCGTTTTGTCATAAAGAAGATGCTCCAACTATGGAATTAACAGAGTTAGAGCTTTGGGATAGCTTTAGTTATCATATAGCTGTAACAACCTTTTATTTATTAGAAAATAAAGTACTCAAATATACAGGAAGAACTGGCAAGGAATACATGGGTAGTTATTTATTTACTCTTGATTGGGCGCATAGTGATTATAATGAATTAAATTTTGGATTTAGTCAAAAACCAGATCAACACAAAGCTGGACATGTTATTAAACTTGATAATGGTAATTTTGCTATTCAACCAAATAATAGAATTAAAGTCTTTGATCCAAGTTTCGCTACAAAACCAAATGAATTGGTTTTGGAAAGAAAAATAAATAGTCATATTTATACTTCTGAAAATAGTCCAAAATGGATTACTGAAGACAGTAATAATTATAACTATAAAATAGAGGAAATAAAAAAGTGAATAAAACAATAAACATAACAGAAAGAAACATTTTTGAAGGAGAAAAAGCTAATCCTCAAAATTGTGCAATCGCCAGAGCAATCAAAAAAAATATGAAAGGTAAAATTACTAGCATTTCAGTACTACCTTCTCATGTTAATATAAAAATTAAAAACAAAGAATATACTGCAGTTATGCCAAAAATTGGAGCAAACTTTATTAAAAGATTTGACGAAGGCCAAGCTGTTAATTCATTTTCTTTAGATTTAAAATTTAAAGAAGGTTATTCTTTAATTAATTAAGTTTAAACTTTATTAAAATTAATTTAAAAATTAATACAATTGGGGTGTAATTATTTACAGTAAGTACAATGTCTAAAAAACATAAGCAAAAAGAAGATAAGTCAGTCCCTGTTCCTCAAAGAGATAAAATTGAAGGTTTCTTAACTATTAGAGAATTACAATGGACAGATAATCAAAAGAAATTTATTCAATTGCTTCAAGATAAAAATACCAAAATGGTATTTTGTAAAGGCCCAGCAGGAACAGCGAAAAGTCTTCTTAGCGTATATGCAGCTTTAAATGCTATAAATCAGAAAAAAATTGGTGAAATATTTTATGTACGTAATCCAGTAGAAAGTTCAACTCATAATCTAGGATTTCTTAAAGGAGATCTTCATAGTAAACTTGATCCTTATCTTCAACCATTAATGGATAAATTGCATGAATTACTACCAAAAAATCAGGTAGAAACGCTCCTAAAACAAGAACGAGTAAAAGGATTACCAGTAGGCTTTTTAAGAGGACTTAGTATTAATGCTAGTTACATTATATGTGACGAAGCTCAAAATTTAAGCATACATGATCTATTATTAATAACTACAAGAATGGGCAAGTTTAGTAAATTAATTTTAATTGGAGATATTCGTCAATCAGATATCAAGAATAGCGGGTTTGACAGGATATATAATCTTTTTGATGACAAGAAAAGTAAAGATAAGGGTATATGCACATTTAAATTTGGGCGCGAAGATATTATGAGAAATGATATATTAGCTTATATCATAGAAAAATTTGAAGAGCTTGATTAGTCCAACTAATTAAATTATATTATTCAGATTTTTTGCTGTGATACAATAAACTAGCTAAATAACTATCGACTTGATGCTCGGAAGCAATTGATTGAATTTCATTTACTTGATTTAAATTTTGATCAAATGGTTTTTCAATATAATCTTGTATTTTTGCTTTCCACTGACTAGAATCTTCATTTGCTATAATTAATTCTGTAATTTTTTCTGCCATATCTTTTTGTGCGTTACTTAATTTCTTGATTTCAAATTTTTTTCTTAAAGAACCTTTGACTTCTTCTTCAAGATCTTGAACAGCTAAAATATTTTCTCTTATCTTAAGAACAGAAAAGGCTTTTGAACTACCAATTGGTTTTACATTTTTTGTAGACTGAGGAGTACCAGTTGAACCCATAGGTCTTCCAGCTTGAGCACCACCACCAATAAGTGGTTGATAAAATCCTTGATCTTTTAATTCTCTAAATTTTTGTTGAGATTGTACAGATTCTTCTGGAGTAGGTAATCTTCCAGTTTCTATAGCTTGAATTCCTTCATCAGCAGTTAATACGCCAAGCTCAACCAATCTATTGTATATTCTAGAATATTGTACATCATCTTTAAGACTAATATCTTCAAATACTGGTACTGGAAAATTTTTAAATCCTAAATCTTTACTAATTCTTCTTATTTCTGGTATTAAAAATTCATTTAAGAAAACTTCTCTTGCTTGCTTTAGTCTTTCCATGAAAACTTGGACTTTAATACTTGTATTAGCAAATTTTTCACTGCCAATAAGAATATTATTTAATCCAATTTGAATATCTCTATCAACTACTTCATATTTCTCTGGCCCAATTAAACTTCCAATATCAGGAATTACGAATTGAGCTTTAGTTGTGTAATCTGCAATTAATACCCTGCCAACGCTTTGATTTTCAAATAATTGTTGCATGGATTGTAAATTTTTCTGATTGATTCCACCTTTATCAGGCTCATTGCCCATAGTAACTAAAAGAATAGCTTGTTGAGTTGTTCTTGTAACTGCCATATCCATTTTTTTCATTTCTAATTTCCAGTTAATATCATCTAATACTGGAAAACCCATTGGAATCGAGAGTGGTTCGTAATCTTGTTTTTTATAAAAAACTGCGGCCATCTTTTTAGGATCTAATGGAACTAAAATATAAGAATTACTTTTATTTTTAATCTTTTCTTTTACATCGTCTGGTAATCCTTGGTAAACTTCTATATCTTCCTCAGTTTTTGGATCTCTAAGTTTTTCTAATTCGTAACTACTTAATAGTTTATAATATATATTATAAGAATAATTTACTCCACCACCAACATAAACATCTGCTGGATTAATTATAGTATATCTTACAGGAATTTTAATTGATCCATCTTTAGCCAAAGCTTTTGAACCAAATACTTGAGTTATTTTAAATACTTGCTCAGAGTCCAAAGAAGTATCAAATCTATAAGTAAACACATTCCCACTTCTATAGTATTCTCTAAAAAATTGATCTTGAAAACTTGTTAAATTAATCTTTTTAAAATAAGCATCGAAAAATTCTCTTGATTTTTGACTTCCACCAGTTAAATAAATAGAACTAGCAGAGAATTCTGTCATTAAATCTATTGTGTTTCTGAAAATTGCAACATTATAATAAGCTTTTTGACAAAGTATAACAGCATCTCTTACATCTAGGGTAGATAAATTTTTAACATAATTAGAATATCTAAATGGAATAATTCCAGTATCAATATTTGTAAACCTGTTAGTTCTTTCAATTGTACTAGCAGTATTTCTTCTAACTGGTGAACTTCCTCTTGCTTCTGAAGCTGTTAATTTTCTTTCTGAACCATAAACCATTAATGGCGATATTTGCTCTTCTGTAGATGCTTTAATTTCTTGTATTTTTTTGGTATTTTTCTTCATTTTACTTAAATATTACACTTAATTAATCATTATAGGCATAAAAGTGCTTGATATATCCTCGGTTGGAGCGTTCATTATATCATAATAGCACTTTAAACCCCAATTTACTAATAAAAGTGCAGAATAATTATCTTTTCTTGCTTTATTCGCAGAAGAACTTCTTTTTAAATGTTGAGGCAAGTCAAATGATTGGGTTCCTCTGGCTGTAGATGAATGCTCTACAAGAGTACATTGTTTTTTAGTTTGATATATAAAATCATCTTGATTTTCAATGAAATCAAGAGTAGACCAATCCTTCTTTTCCTCTGTTTTCATTAAATCTATTGGTATATTTTGACTGAATTGAGACTCAAAAAAGCTATCATTAGCACAAGTTTTACTAGCAAACCATATTTTTTTATAATCAATAGAAGCTTGCAAGTGTTCATTAGCTTTGCGAATAAAGTTACTCGTAAAGACTTGATTAAAAGCTATTTTTTTTGATTCTAGATTATAACTATTTCTAATTTTACGAATTTCTTGATCATAATCTTGTCCCTCCAAATCAGAATTAAATTCAAAACTATTTATATTTAAATTATTATTTTTGAATAACTCAGATTGATTACAAGCAGAAAGAAATACATCTGCTCCAGCATTATCTAAAATCATAAATACAATATTGAAGTTTGTCAGGATATAATACAAGTAATTAACGTGATTTTTTAAATTTCCTAATCCAGCGTATGTATGAACTAGCGTTCCAGTTTTAGTTTCTTCATCAATTTCCATTACGGCCATAGCAAAATAATCAGCATTAGGACTATCACTCATATTAGGATCAATCCCAAGAATATATTTCTTTCCAGAAACACCTTTCATTAAAGTATGAGGAGATTGGCCATTTGGAATAGTGCATTCCTCCATCTTCTTTGCACTAAAATAACTATCACTACCATCAATAAATCTTGCACAATATTCTCTTAAAAAACTACTATGACTTGAGCCGCCATTTTGAGCTTCCTCAATAATTGTTTTGTCTATCATCTCCAAAGGCAAAGCTTCATAACTTAATTGAGATACAAAATAAGATGCTTCTGTGTCTTCTTTTGAATAAATTTTCTCTATCCATTCATTGTACGTTTTATAAAGGTTTTCAAATGTATAACTTGCAGAGGAAAGAGCTATCATTTTGCTATTATTTTCAAAAACCATTCGGTCTTCTTCTTTCATTATGCCTTCTCTGATTAAAGTATCTTCCATTTCTCTAATTTCCATTCGTTCTTTCATATTTTGTGGAGCAACCAAGAATGGCATCAATACAGTTTTAACAATATCTTCTGATAATAGAAGAAACTCGTCAAGAACTAATACATTAGCTCGAAATCCTCGAATCTTTTCTCCGCTTAAAGGAATAGCTACGATACTTCCACCATTAATTGACCATTCATATTGATCATTTCTTTTACTTTTTGAACCAAAAGCTTGTTGAAGAAGTTCTGCGCCTTTACTATTTACAATTTTTTCTAGATTATTAAATATGAATCTAGCTGTTCTGAAAGTTGGTCCTGCGATTAGAATTTTAGTATTAGGTTCAAAGACACATTGAAGAAAACAAAACACGCTTGCGATAAAACTCTTGCCACAACCTCGACCAAATACGCACATACTAAAGTTTCTATTTAATAAACCCTTAAGATGAATTTCCTGATATGGAGCTAATTTGATACCACTTATAAGTTCAGTAGTAAAGCCTAAATTAGCTCTTAAAAATTTAGCAAGAGAAATTTTAGCATCTTTGTCATTAAGAATACCTTTAAGATTCATTAATTCTGTATTTACATCTGGATAATCTTTTTTATATTTATCTGGAGAGTATATCATAATAGTTTTAGATCATAAGCTAATTGAAGGTCTACTTGTTTGTAAAAACAATTTGACGTAAAAATAGACTCAATTACCCTTGTCATCTCTCCTCTTCCATCTACAAAAAGAAATTGTAGATTATCATAGTTTTGAAGTAACTCTCGAACATTATGAAATATATATTCTGGAGTAGCTTTAATTTTTTTACTAATATGCGGAAGATATTGAAAGCTTAACGCATTAGTCAATTTCTCTTCTACTACAACAATTAAATATGCGCCGCTTTTCTTTGCTCGATCTATTTCATTTTTAAATCTATCAAAGTTTTTAACGCTTAACGTGCTTATAAAATCACTTAAACTTTTTCTTTCTATAAAACATTTACAATTATCATTACTGCAAGAATAATCTCCGAAGGGTAATGTTTTAATTTCAAACTTTGTATCAAATTTCAACCAACTCTGTTCTCTTGTATCAACATAGATAATTGATTTTTTATTTAATTTATTTTTAAATTGATCAGTTATGTTATTTGGGTGAATAAATTTATTCTCTAGGCCGAGATTCGAGCAAACATCATAATAATCATTAAATATTTTATTATAAAAAACAATCGACGGGGCCATAATTGTTCTTAATTCTACTTGTGAAGGACTATAAGTTAAATTTTTCTCATGTTTTCTTTTGGATAATAATTGCTTGCAATATTCTTGAGCTTTTTCAACTGATTGTTGCTTAAGCCATTTTTTCATATTATTTTTATCATTGAAATCACTATTCAAATATTGCTCTTTAGTTTTGAAATTAATAAGCTCGTTAGTTAGAAGATCTCTTCGTTCAAAATATGTTTGATAGTATTTAACTTTATTCAAACCATAACCTTTAAGTGACATATGTAAAGCTTTATCACTTGCAAATTCTTTTCCATCTACTTTACATATAACTGACATAAATTTATCCATTTAAAATATCATCTTCTGATATTCCAAGTATCCTAGCTTTTATTTCATCCATAGTCCCAAGTCTTTCGATCTCTTTCTTAATACTATTTTTTCTAAGCTCTGCTATTTTTAATAATTTTTGTCTAGACTCTTCTTGTTTCCACATTTCTACAAGATTTAGAATACTTGCATTCTCCTTAACTTGCTTGCTAAGTCTTTCGCTTCTTTTGACTTTAAGATCTTGTAATAATTTTTGTTGGCGATTTACACAATCATTGTATTCTTTTCTAGCTGTGCTACTAGCTTCTACTAAAGTCATTGGAATTTTACCATCTTCTTGAGTCGCAAGATCAATTTGATTTTGAAGAGTTGTAATTGTTTGTTGAATACTTGAAGATATGACTACTTCTGTTGCAAGAACAATATATTGATCAACTTCTTCTTGAGTTAAATCACTTTTATCGTAAGTATATCTTACAAAACTACTTTCAAAAAGATCCCTATCATTCTCATCATCATAAAGATTAATTTGATGGGTAAATCTATATGTATTCATATAACCAATTAAAGAGTTCACTTCTTTTTTTTGCCTTGGAGTAATCTTTTCTTTATCTATTCCATCTAATATATATTTATTGATTTTAACAACCATTCTTTCTTCGCTTCGTGGGGCTTTATAAGTTTCTGTAGCAATATTTTCATTTGTATCATTAAGATATTTAATATTACTAGGTATAGTTTTCATATAATCAAGAATACTTCTTGTTTCTTGAGAAAGATTAGTTAATGATTCATTTTTAAATAAAATTTTAGCTATTTCAATTCCAGTCATAGTTGCACAATTATTACTAATGTATTCTTTTTGATCTTCTGTTAATTCTATAAGACCTTTAGCTTGGTATTCATGACTTTTTCTTGGTTTGATCTGTCTTGAAGCTAGAAAACTTTTTACAGCTTTACCTTCTTTACTTCTTCCGTCTAAATCATCACGATCAAAAGCTAATTTAACTAACTCAGTTAATGCTGGTGGATTATCTGGTCTACGATTCCACTCTTCGAGTAGTTTTAATTGCTGCTCTTCAGTTAAAGACAATTCATCATTCATACATCTAAATCTATATCTCCATTATATATAAGTTTTTTAACTTTTATCATTATGGATTTTTTTAAATTCTTAACTTGTTTGTATCCAATTTTTCTATTTTTTTCTGAAGTTTTATAGCCCATATGTTTAGCAGCATCTTCTTCAGATTTATGCTCAATGTAAACTAATTTATAAAATTTTGCTTCTAGAGGTTTTAATGTATTCAACATTTTCTTATGTATAACTTCTGCGTTCTTTTCTATATCTATAGAATCATATACCATATCATGAACTTCTTGAGTATGATTTTCAAGACTAACAGGTAGCTTTGTATCATATGCATTTTTTTTACTTTTTGTCCATCTTGCGTAAAGTGGACAGTTATTACATTGTTTTCCGTATATGTTACATAGATCTTCGCCCTCTGCAGCAGAACATTTCAAGCAAGGTCTAGAAAAATTACCATAATTATTTCTTATTAAATTTTTAATTTGATTACTGATTATTCTATTTACCCAAGGAGCAAGTTTTTTATCTTGATCATATAAGTGCCACTTTTTATATATATGTATTCTTAATATTTGAGCAACATCACTAAAGTCAAGCCACGATAAAGAAGTCAAACTCCATTTATGTTTTCTTTTAAAAATCTCAGCATTAATCTCATCGATTTTTGACTCAAAATTAGATTTCTTTGCTGGCATTTTATTTTCTTTTATTCTTAGGTCTTATTGCGCCAGCTTCTTTTGAGAAATTATCAAAGAACTCTTGAGCGTCTTTTTTTGAGACTTTTTTTCCTTTTACTTTTTCTTTTTTAAGAGATCCAAAAGATGGATTAATTGGACTATCCATCATTTTGTTGAATTTAATACCTTGATATTTTTGAACTTCACAATCTACATTTAATTCATTTATATTTGGGACATGATTAACATCATCATTGTCAAAATCGTCATCATTATCAATTTCAATATTATTATCTAAAGATATATTTGGCTTTATTTTTCTTTCTATAGGCTGCTTAACTGGTGGTTTAGTCCCAGCAAAAGACGTATCAAAGTTATGCCCACACCCACTACAAAATTTAGGCTTAACAGAAGAGAATTCGGTTCCAGAACCACAATTTATGCAATATTTTTTCATAATATATTATACAGAGAAAATTACTTTTATTCTATAAATTCATTTATAGTGTAAATTTATTGAGGTAAAAGGTATGCCAAGGAATAGAATAATATATAATACTCAAGGACTATATTTCGCTCCTTACTCTGGAGAACAAAATCCAGTAGACGATTATTATTATTTAAGCGGTTATCAAATACTTAAAAGATTAGAGAAAATACAAAATTTTAATTATTCTATTGATCAATCTAGAATAGGTCTAGTTGGTTTTGGTGCGAATAAAAGTATATTTAGAAATGATTTAAATTCTCCAACTGTAAATTTTACTTTTTCATATATTCCAGATGGCGTTACAAATGAAAATAGATTAAATTTTGATGTTGCAAATTATCAATCAGCAAATCAACCAGTTATGTTTTCTGGGTTATGTAAAGATAACTCAATTACAGACGAAAAAGATTTTTATCTTGTTATAAATAAAAACGAAGATGATTTATATGGCAATTATATATTAACAGATTATTATACAAATCCAACTGGAGTTAATGATATTATTGATCCAAAATCAAATAACTATGCAGTTTTAAATTTTCAAAATTGTTATTTAACAGATTATAACTTTAGAGTTCAAGTTGATTCAATGCCGACAGTAACTCAATCTTATATTTCTGATAATATTAATTTTTATATAAGTGGTAGTGGAATAAATTATACAATATTAGATTTAAAATCTGGAATAAATCAACCCCAAAATGATCAAATAATAATTCCAAAAGCTTTAGATTTAAATCAAAGCGGAATAAGTGGACAAAATACTCTTTTACCAGGAGATGCTAGTGTTACTTTTTATAGAAACCCAACCAATAGTTCAACTAATATTAGCAGTTTAATTCCTGAAAATATAACTCCAGTAACTATGAGTAAAGTTGGAAATGTATTTACAAAAATTGCTGGAATTACTTGGGGCGATGCGCAAGCTTATTCTAGCATAGGTTATAATAATAATATGTATGTTGAGGTAAGCCCTAATCAAACCACGGCTGGAGCTATGTTTGGATTAAGCAATAATCCAACAGGAAGCGCTGGTTATGATACAATAAACTATGCTTGGCATACTAGTGCACCTGGAACTTATAATATCTATGAAACTGGCCTACTTATAGCTAGTTTTGGAACTTATACAATTTCAACAAAATTTAGAATAGAATATAATGGAAAGACTGTTACTTATTTCAAAGATGGAGTTAGTGTCAGATCAGTTGATGTACCAATCCCAAATACAACTTATTATTTTGATTCAAGTTTTAATCAAGTAGGTGGAGCTATAACTGCTAATTATGGAATTCTTTCCAACATTGAATACTACAATGATACTATTCAAAGTTTAGAATATTCACTAGCTTTTCAAAGAAATACTTTAAGATCATTAAATTATAAATTCCCATTAGGAAGAAAAATATCATTTCCAGTTAATGGAAAATTAAGCACAAGTTTTATTGTAAAAGAAAATTTAGAAGGTTCATTTTTTGATACTTTAAATCGCGATGATGATTATAGTGTCGTTATTGATTTTAATACAAATAAAAGTGGTGTTTATCCAACAAAATTAATTTTTAGTGGTTGTAAATTTGATAACATTAGCTACGAGTCTTCTATAGGTAAGAATAAAACAGCATCATTAAATTTTAATTTTGAACTTGATCCAAGTTTTGGAACAAGAGGAATTTTTGCAAGTGGAAACTTATTATATACTCAAGCAAGCAATAATTTAATTTTAGGCACCGAAGCTAGTAATAATATAGAATACGAGTTATTAGGAATAGATGAGGGCACTGAATACCAATTATCTTGGAATACTCAAGGAATTCCGTTATAATATTAAGTGTAAATAATATATGGCACAGAAAAATGTAAATAGCTTTTCAACAACAGGATTTATAGATTTAAATACCTCCGATTCATTGTTAGGTGTTATAAATGGAAATTTAAGAAGACTAAATGCTGCCAGCATTTCAATGCAAAATCTTAGCGGAGTAACTGGAGTTTTTTCTAATGGATCTACATTTGCAGCACCATTATTAAATAATCCATTAACTGTAGTAGGTAGTGGAAATAGCTATATGCAGCTTAATATTCAAAACCGTTCAACTGGAACATTTGCTAGCGCAGATTTAGTTATCACAGCAAATAATGGTACAGATTCTACTAATTTTATAAATCTTGGAATTAATAACTCTGGATACAATGATCCTCTATACAATAATGCAACTGGTTTTGATGGATATTTATTTATAGATGGTGGAGACTTAGATATCGGCACAAGAACACCTGGAAAAATAATAGAATTTCATGCTGGTGGAACAACTGAAAATAAAGTAATAGCAAGAATAGATGCGTCTGGAATGAATATGGTAAGTGGGACATATAGAGTTAATAATGTACCATATAATACTTTTACAATTGAATTAAATCATGCAGCGGATGGTTATAGAACTGGTTTTAACTATTTTGCAATAAATGATCTTGGGTATAGTCAATCAGCAGGAGGCTTAAGAAGAAGAGTTCCGATTGCTGAAACTTGTCAAATTAGAAAAGTATCATGGACCCATTTCGTTGGCACAACAGGTACTCCAGCAAATACTCCTTCAACTGGATATATTATTAATACTTCAACAGTTCCGCCTCAAACAGGAATAGTTATGACAAATTTAGATAGTTCAAGTGATACTACACCATCTATTTATATAACAAATTTCGCTAATCCAATTAATGTAACATCTGGAGATTTAGTTGTAGCCGCTCTGTATGCGAGTGGATATACAACATATCCCAATCTTGTAAGAGATAGCGTCGTATTATATTGCTATAATTAATATTAGATTTTAAAAATATATATTATTATAATATAGTGTAATATATTATGAAAACTATGCTATCTAAAATATTTGGCGCTAATTGGAGATCTAGCTCATCTGGAATAGCCACAGTTGTAGCAGTTTGTACTGCAATAGCAATTCACTCTGATCCTTCATTAGTAGCATTTCTTCCAGATCAAGCAGAAGTTTATATAACAGGAATAGCAAAATTAATTGCAGTTGTTTCTGGTATTATTTTTGCATTAACAGTAAAAGATGCAGCGGTTACTGGTGGAACAGTAGCTCAAACAAGTGAAGCAAAAGATAGAACAAATGGAGAAAATATATGAATAAATTACAATTAGCCGCAGTTGCTCTTTTGAGCGTATTTCTTGGAGCTTGTGCCACAACCAATACTGGAAAAGTTGATGTTGCAACAAGTGTTGAAAATACTCTTCCTTATGTTAAGCCAGCAGTAGTATTAGCTTGTACTGTTGTTCTTGATCAAGCAGTTTCTGGTAATGATAGAATTGAAAAAGCTAAGATGATTAATCATGTTGCAGCAATTGTTGAGGGATTAACAGTTGGAAATACTCCAACTCCAGAGCAACTTCAAAAAGCTCTTAACGATTACCTTCCAGCAGAAAAAACTCATTGGGCAAATTATGTTACTGTGATCAAAGATCTTTATGCTCAACAATTCGCAAGATTAGACGGCAATACAGCTTTAGCTATAAAGGTGCTTAACGCTATTGCATCTGGATGCAAAGATGCAACAGCAAGTTACGTAGAGTAATCATGCCAACTGGAATACTTCAAGCATTACTCTCAGCAGTATCTGGAATATTCTCAGCAATTAATAATGTATTCGGAGCAAAGAATACAAAAGAAATGAAAGAGCGTCAAGAGGCGCAAAAAGAAGTTAACCATCAAAGCGAAATAGAAAAAGAAGTACAGGAGAAAAATCTTGAAGAAATTCGTAAGCGTATTAGTTCTTAATCTTCTTCTTATTGGTTGTGCGACCGTAACACCAAATAAAATACAAGATGATAAATCATCTTATGACGCGACCACTCCAAAACAATACGATAAAGATAACGGCGGATTAATTTCTTTTATTGGAGATGATGCATTAATTACAAAACAGGCTAGAGATAGATATAACAATCTTATTGAAATGTATAAGATTAAATTTAAAAAAGAAAAAGCAATAGAACTAAAAATAGATTCTGGCATTAAACCTTATAAAGATAATTTCAATAATGAATTATATCTTATTGATAGCGAGCATCTTGTTTATTTTGGAGTTTTAAACTCTTGGTTGAAAGAAAAAGTTCCTCAAGATAACATCATAGACAAGACAATAGATAAAATAAATAATTAAACAAAATGGGTCGTTTATTAGTAAAACAATTTTCACCAAAAGATTTACAAGGTTTAGCTCTTTGGCTAAAGGCTGATGCTGGCGTTACGCTTTCTGGTTCAGATGTAATAGCATGGGCAGATCAAAGTGGGAATGGGAGAAATGCATCAGCATATAATAATCCACAATTAATCACAAACCAAATAAATGGAAAACCAGTTATAGATTTTAATGCTAGTCAATATTTTACAAGCGATAATCAAAATTTAAATAATAATAGTTCAATATTTTTTGTTGTAAAATCTAGAGGAGATCATGGAATAATATTTTCTACTAGCGATTATGAAGGTTTAGTTTTTGCTTTAACTGCAAATCCAAATAATTCTTTTTCAGTTGGGATTAGTAATCTTTTCGAAATAGCAAATGACGGCGCAGATAATGGAAATAATTGGATGATTGGTTCAACCATAAGATCAAACAATCTCACAAGTATAATATACAAAAATGGTACCCAAGTTGCGAATGGCGATTATGATACTTCATCTTTAAATCCAACTGCCCCATTAATAATTGGAACAGATGCAGATTTAAATAGTTATTGGAACTTAGATGGACAAATTGCAGAAATAATTATTTATAATAGAGCATTAACAATATCAGAACGCCAGAAAGTTGAAGCTTATTTAAATACTAAATATGCAATTTACAATCCTATTCCAAATAATAAAATTTCTATTAAAAAACAAAATCTTGGTGACGGAAAAATATCTGCAGTTAAAAGCGTTATTTTTAATAATACTTTCAATTCAAGTGTAAACTCTCAAAATACTACTTGGATACAAGGTCCATATCAAGAAATTACAACTGCACCAGCAGGTTGCCCAAATTCTAATTGTTTACATTTAAGTCCAAGTCCGCAACTTGAAAATACTTATGGTGCATTATATTCTACAGCAGGATTTGGTCAAATAGGAATGCTTGATTTAACTAAAAGTTCTACAATAGAATGTTGGTTTTATGCAACATCTATTGATTTAGATATCAATGCGTTTGGTTTCCCAGGCGCATTTATTCTTTTAAGATCAGATTATGGTGATCCACTTAGTATATTATTTCAAGGAGATAGAAGTGTTCTTGTTTATGTTAATACAGAGGAAAATCCAGGAGTTCCATATCAAACGAGTCCATCTATATTTAACTTAAATTCCTGGAATCATATTGCAATTGTTTCAGATAAATCTTTAGGAAAAACGACTACTTATATAAATGGAATAAATAGCGCAGAAACACCTTATACGACTGATAATCGTGGTAATCCTGTATATGAATATGCTTATTGGGAATGGGGAGCTGGACATGATTTTGGTAATGGATATGATATTTATATTTCAAATATGAGATGGACTCAAAGAGCTGTATATACAAGTAATTTTAATCCATCATTTGTAAATTTCCCTGATGCACAAAATTAAATTATGTTAAATAAAAAATCCTTAGATCTTATTCTCGAATTTGAAGTTGGTGGTGGTGAAAACTACTATAATAAATTTTTAAAAAATCCAGCATGGCCAGGAGAGCAAAGTGGAGTTACAATTGGTGTTGGTTATGATTTAGGTTATGTAAATAAAACAGAATTCACTGAAGACTGGAAAGATCTTCCCAAAGAAATTTTTGATAGATTATATAAAGTAGTTGGTATCAAAGGATACAATGCTAAGAATCTTATTAGAGGGTTAAAAGATATAACTATTCCTTGGGATCTTGCACTAAAAGTATTTAATAATAAAACAGTAACTAAATTTTACAACTTGACACAAAAAACTTTTCCTAATTTTGATAATCTTCCAGAAGATGCAAAAGGCGGATTAGTTAGTCTTGTATTTAATAGAGGAAATGCATTAGAAGGTGATCGTCGCCGCGAAATGAAATTAATAAGAGATGGTATGAAATTAGTATCCTCTTATGATCAAAAAGCTTTAACTTTTATAGCTAATCAAATAAGAAATATGAAAAGAATCTGGATTGGTGGAAGCATCGAAAAAGGCATGAGTCGCAGACGAGACGCAGAAGCTAAATTAATTGAAGAATCTTTAAAAGTGTAATATATTTCATGGCATTTAAAATAAGCAGAACACCAAATTGGTACAAAAATCTTTTATCAACAGATATTGATTCTGCGATAAATGGTTTAACTGCAAATGATTCAACAAAACTTATTTTTAGTACAATGCAACCAAATGGAACTTGCTGTAATGGAGATAGTTCTACTGATCCAGTAAATCCAGTTTTCATAAGAAGCACAACATGCTGGGCGAAAAATATTGATACTTCTCCTATTTCAGTTTGGAATAATGGAGGAGGATATCCAGCGCCTCTAGACGCTGGCGGATATGGTGGAGTAGGTACTCTAATTAGCCCAAGGCACATTTTATTAGCAAATCATTTTCAAATAAAAGTTGGTAAAAAATTAATTTTTGTTGCCATGGATAATACTTGTTATATAAGAACCCTATCGAATTCTTTACAAGTAGGCAGTTCGGATATTCGAATTGGATTATTAGATTCAGATTTACCATCGAATGTAAGTTTTTGCAAAATAGGAAGTCAACTTTTATGTACTCAAGCTACAGTTGAAAATAAATTCCCAACATTTACTAGTATTCCATCTAAAAAAGCAATCATTGAAGACGGTTATATTAATCCAAATAATTCTTGGCTAGTTTTTAGCCAATCTTCTAATGCTCAAAGAGCAAGTTTTTTTGAAGCATCTGGAAGCGGAAGTTCTGCTAATCCAATATGTTTTGTTTATGAAAATAAACTTATAATAATAGGATATAGATATACTTCTACTGGTGGACCTACTTTTATTGCTCCTTATATAGATCAAATTAATACAGTAATGAATACTCTTGGTGGCGGATATCAACTTACTGTTTTTGATTTAAATCTTAATAAAAAAAATTGCATAATTAAAAAAACAAATACTAATTCAGCAAAAATAAACGTAACTCCTCTATCAGACTCTTATCCAGGTCTTGTTAGATCGCAAACTGTGGGATTTGATATTTTTGGAATAACAACAGCTAATACAGACGCTTCAACAGCTAGTGATGTTAATTCTGGAGAGGAATGTAAAAGAACATTTATAATAACAGAAATAGATCAATCTACGAATTTTCCAGTTTTAGGATCTGTAGATAATTACATAAATACATATTATGGAAGATCATATGATCCATATGAATCAACTCTAATGTATTGTAATGGATTATGGACTTTACAATTAAAAACTACTCAACTTTTTAGTTCTACTATTTATTCATTTACAGCAGTCGGAACAAGATTCAGAATTCCTAAAAACTATACTCAAGGAGTATACATTGAATCAAATCCAACCGCAGTTACTCAGTGTAATCCATATTAATGAATAAATTAATATTAATATTACCTTTATTTTTATTAATTAGTTGTTCAGAACCAGATTTTGATAGTAGGGAATTACCAACTAAATATCCAGAAACACCAACAATGGGTTCTGCGGATGATGTAACAAAAGAATTATATAAAAAATAGATATATATTTTAATTTCATTATAATAATATAATTCAACATGACAAGCAAAAATATTATATATTTAATTAATTTTAATACGTTATAAGTGTATATATATTTATGAATTATAATTCAGATAATTTGGGCTTTGAATTAGTACAAAATTACAAGCCAAATTTCAAAGGATCTAAAAATCATAATACTGAATTAATTAAAAACGATAAAGCTATAGAATTTTCTAAGAAAATACTAGAAATTCTTAAAGCTAAATGCAAAGATCATAATTCTAATAATTCAAAAAAAGTTACCTTTTCTCAACTTAAAAAAGTTTATAGAAATTCAGAACCCTTTGAAGGAAACTTTAATGAATTCGCTTTAGCAAGAGTAAATATGTTTTTAAGAATGGTAAATGATATTTCATCTTTTATTGGATCAAATAACAATTTATCAAAAGCAATCAATAATAATTACATTATATCTGCTAGCTTTAACCCAAAAGAGCAAGACATCGTTAAAGCGCAAGAAGATATTAAAACTTTTGGGCTCAATGATTTTGATTTTAAAAATGCAGATGATCTTTATCTAGAAGATGAAGAAGATAGTGTAACATATAGATTAGACATTTAATATATGAAAAATAAATTTAAAAATTCAACAATATTTGCTAATTTGCAAATTAAACCATTAGTTAGTGAAGAAAAAGATAAATATCTAGCTTTAGCTTCTTTATCTAATCTTAAAAAATTTGTACCAGATATTGATACAGATAAGAATATAGACCTTCTTCCAATAGCATTTGATGCATGTGTTGTAAATAGAATAAATAAAAACGGCGACGTTATAGACTCTGCTACTGCATCAGAAATTGCACAAAATTTCATTAATAAACCAATTAATATTGAACATGATCGTACCAAAGTAATAGGATGCATATTAACAGCTAGTTTTAGTAAATTTGGAACAAACGAACCTATTAGTCAATCAGAAGTAAAAGATTTAAATGGACCATTTTATATTACTTTAGGTGGAGTAATCTGGAAGGTTATTAATCCTAAATTATCAAATTTAATAGAAGAAAGTAATGATCCTTCTAGTGAAAATTACATGAAAGTAAGTGCAAGTTGGGAATTAGGATTTAATGATTACAATCTTGCTCTTCTTAAAAATGACTCTAAATCTTTAGAAGATGCAGAAATTATAACAGATGATAAAGAAGTGCAAAAATTAAGTAAAAATTTAAAATCTTTAGGTGGAAATGGTAAAATTAACAATAGCGTTAATGTCTATCGCCAAGTAATAGGAAATGTTATTCCATTAGGCGTAGGTTTAACATATAATCCAGCCGCAGATGTTGAAGGAGTAGCTGTAAAAGATGATTCTATAGAAATAGAATTATCTCAAAATGATGAAGAATCTGAGTCAGCAATTCAAACTAGTGAAAATAACATTTCACAAAACGAAGAAAATAATGTAAAAGAAGAAGGAGTTATAAATAGAATAATTATGAAAATAGAAAATATTAACCAAATAACAGACGAGCTTTTGAAGCAAGCAACTGCTTCTAGCATAACCGATTTCATTCAAGATGAGCTCAAAAAAGCTTCTGAAGCTTTTGTAGCCGAAAAGAGTGAAAAAGATAACGCTATTAAAGCCGCTCAAGAAAAATACGAATCACTTTCAGTTGAAAGCGAAAAAGTAAAAGAAGAACTTGAAAAACTCAAGGCTTCTCTAGCAAAACTCGAAGAAGAGAAAGTTGCTAAAGAGAAAGAAGAATCTTTTAATATTCGCATGGCATCACTAGATGAAGAGTTTGATCTATCTGACGAAGATCGCAAAATCATCGCTGATGATATCAAAGATTTAACCGAAGAAACATTTGCTGCTTATAAGAATAAAATGTCTGTTCTCATGAAAGAGAAAAATAAAGCAGCCAAAAAAGCAAAAGAAGATGCATCTAAAAAAGAAAAAGAAATGATGGCTTCTCAAGCTTCAACACTTTCTGCAACCGAAGTTGTAGACGAAGCTCTCGAAACAAGTAAAGTAGAGAAAACTTCAATCCCAAATTCTTCAACAGCCACAGAGCTAACACTAAAAGAAAAATTTAGTAACGCTTTTGGTTTAGAAGGTTTTGATATTAAATAAATAAGGAGATAATAAAATGGCACATACATTAAAACCATTTAGAGATTACAGCGAACATGATGTAATCAACCTATTTTCCTATAGTGGAGATCAAGACGCAAATGGTCTTATCGCCAGTAGAGGAACAGTAGTTAAAATCGTAGGCAGCGGCTTTATGCCAGTTGCAGTACCAAATTCTGGACTCAATGGAACAAATCCAGTTGATCTAGTTGATGGTCTTGGAGCCACATACGCAAATACAGTTTCAACTCGTTGGGGAGTAACATCAAAAGTATCAGCCGCCGTTTCTGGCGAAAATGCTATTGGTATCACTCTACTCGATGTACGCGAACTTGATGAAAACGGCGAAAAACTCGTTTTCAATCCTCGTAAGGCTGCAGAGATGAACGTTGTTGTTAGTGGACAATCAGTACCAGTTCTAACTCGCGGAGTTATCAGTTACAGTGGAACTCAAATCTCCCCTGTAAATCCAGGAGCAGGAGTTTACCTAGGCACAGTTGCTGGTGAACTTTCTACCACCGATAACGGCGCTGGCAGAGTAGGTACTCTACTAAGCAGACCTTATAATGGTCAAGCCATTATTCGCGTTAACTTCTAATTTTAAAGGAGAAAATTTAAAATGAAGATCAAATTAAAAAACACACCAGAACAAGTAGAACTTGTTAAAGCCATGGGCAGCAGAGATGTTGCAGTAGCTCGCGAAGCTACTGAAGCTTTTGCAGCTTTCATTGGCCCAGTCGTTAGCAAAGTTTTGCTACAAGCTGGAACAGCCAGTGCAATCTATAGTGATGCACCATATGACGAAGATGATAATCCTAGTCTCCCTCTAGACCTTTACTATAATCAAAGTCAAGATTATGTAACTACCTGGAGTCAAACCGTCGCAGGTGGACTTCCTTCTTCCACAGTAGAAGGATTTAGCGAAATGAAAATTTCAACCTATCGTTTAGATAGCGCTGTAAGTTTCCTAAAACGCTATGCTCGCCGTGGCCGTCTTGATGTAGTTAGTAAAGCTGTAGAGCGCATGAGCAATGAAGTTCTTGTTAAACAAGAGCGCAATGCTTGGGCAGTAGTTCTAAAAGCTCTTGCTGAAGCCCGTTCCAATGGTGCAGATCATATCGTTGATGCTGTTACAGCTGGAACTTTACAATTGGTTGATTTGAGCAATCTAATGACACTAGTAAAAAGAATTAATACCTCTTATGCTGGTGGTACAACCACTGATACTTACGGACTAACAGATTTATTCTTGAGTCCTGAGATCATGGGACAAGTTAGAGAGCTAGCGTTCAATCCAATTGGTGGAACTGTTAACAAAGAAACAGCACCAAACACTGTTCGTGAAGAAATCTTCCGTAATGCTGGTGCTGGTGAAATCTTTGGCGTAACATTACATCAACTAGTTGAACTAGGTGTTGGACAAAAATACAACACTCTATTTGCTTCTCTAGTTACAGCTAATGGCGGAGTAGCCAATACAGCCAAACAAATTCTAGTCGGAGTTGATCTAACAAAAGAATCATTCATCCGCCCTGTTGCTCGTCAAGCCGAAAGTGGTGGAACATTCACAGTTCTTCCTGACGATCAATTCGTAACTCGCAACGAGAAAACTGGTTTCTACGGTTTCCTCGAAGAGGGTCGCGTTTGTATCGACGGCCGTGCAGTTGCAGGAATTCTTGTCTAAATTTTAAAAAAGTTTAGCATAAAGGAATCTGGTAGGTTTATCCCTACCAGATTCTTTTTTTATATACTAGGTTAAAGTATTTTAGATTTTTTTTTAAAAAAAGTGTAATATAAGTATATGCCAAATTGTTCAGATTTTTATTGCTCTCCTAATGCTTGTGATATTTATGAAACGTTTGATGCATTAAAAGAGCCAACAGTAGAAGAAGATGTTGATAGCGCTGGAGCACCTCCTACATCTCCTTCTATCCAAGTCGGAACTGTTACTTATAAAGTTGAAGCAAAAGTAAACGGATTAACTTGTACAGTACAAAACGTAAATGTAAGTCCATCTATATCTTTAACTCAACCTATTCCTGGAGCAGTTATAAGTAAAGCTAATGAATATATTCAAGAACATGGAGAAGGATGGTTAAATGGAGCTAGCACAGATAACGGATTAGCTCAAGTAATATCTGAATGCTCAGATAGTGATTGGCAAGATTTAATTGAAGCAGCTATTGGATTAAAAGATAAAGGAGCTTATCTACCAAAAGGTAATAAGTATAATCAACCAGTTTGGACTAAAACTACAACAGTAACATACTATACAGATGGTCATTTTGAAGGATGTCCATTAGGAACTAGTGATGCTTACGGTGCAGATGGATATCCATGTGGATATGGATCATTTGATATAAAAGGAAATTTACTCTGGCCAAGACCAAATAATCCAACACCGTTTAATGCGCAACCCATTGCGCCAATTTTTAATCCTTGCATAGTTTGGTGCTAAGGAGATAGGGAATTACATGTCAGACGGATGGGTAAAATACGATAGTGACGATTGCTTAAACACCAATTATGGAAAAAGTGCAGGCGCAGTAGCAGCAGAAGCTATCGCAATGAAACTCGATAATGAATGGAACAGAACTCATCCGACTGGTCCCCGAAGACCAGTTAGACAACTTTCATATACATCTTTTACAAGTATGCCTTCCTACCAAGGCGAAGTTCCTGCTGGAGGAGGCTACACTTGTTTTGCTGGTACTTTTAATTCTAACACAGTCAATAACGCAACAATATCAGTGACTCTTCATATTGATAGAATAAATTACCCAGCTTTTTATTATCAATTCACAGACAATCCAGTTGCAGCAACTCTAAATCAAATACCGTATACTTTAGAATGGTCTGTTAATTTAAGAACATTTCTTTTAGAAGCTCCTAAACTTCCAGGAGCGTTTGATGCTCAAGGTAAAATTTTTGAGCAAAAATTTAATCTTCTTACACAATGGATTCAGAATACTTTTCTTCCACAGGCACAGAATCAAATCGTAATTATACAACAAGTAATAATTAGTGCGCCAGATTCTCCAGGAGATTTAATTGAAGATGGATCTCTTAATTTTGGAGATTTACATTTAGATCAAGGACATATCATAAACTTTGGTGACACTGGTAAAACCTCACTTCCGTAATTTAAAAACATTTGATTAGTTTGATGGTAAAATATAGGAGATTATATGCCGCCAGGGAAAATGCAGGATTTGTCTGAAGTTAGCCTTTCTGAAAATTATGGCCTAAGCAGAGGAGCAGCAGAGGCGTATGCTCTTGCTGCAGAAATAGATAGACAGTGGAATATAAATCATCCGAGCGGTCCAGTTAGACCAGTTAGACAAATTTATATCCAAAGTTGGTCTAGTATTCCTTTAATACAAGGAGAGGTTCCTCAAGGTGGAGGATATACTTGTTTCGCTGGTACTTTTAATTCTAATACTGTTAATAATGCCACAATATCAGTAACCGCTCATCTTGATAGAGTAAGCTACCCAGCTTTTTATTATCAATTCACCGATAATCCAGTTGTAGCAGTTTTAAATCAAGTACCATATACTGTTGAGTGGTCCGTTAATTTAAGAACATTTCTTTTAGAAGCCCCTCAACTTCCAAGCGCTTTTGATGCGCAAGGTAAAATTTTTGAGCGACAATTTAATCTTACTGTACAGTGGATGCAAAATATTTTTCTTCCACAAGCGCAGAATCAAATCGTAACTCTACAACAAGTAATAATTACTGCGCCAAATTCTCAAGGAGAATTACTCCAAGATGGAGTTATTAATTTTGGAGATTTACATTTAGATCAAGGACGCATCATAAATTTTGGTGACACTCTCAAAACCTCATTTCAGTAATTATATATTATTTTAAATTAGAAATTTCCCATTATTAAAGTATAATATAATAAGGAATAAATATGAAAAAAGGCAAAACTAAATTACAAAACTTATCTCAAACCCATGGAAAATTAGAGGGTTTTGAGTATAAAACATTAGATCAAGTATGGGGCGATAACGGTTTAGCTCGATACAAGACTCTAGACGAGAAAGAGTACGTTAGCTATTTATATGAATTAAATAAAACCGATTTACAAGCTCACGCAGCAAAGTTAGATCTAGTCCCAATTGACGACAGAGAAATGCTTACAAAAAGATTAATATCAGAATTTAAGAAATACGTATCAACATACAGAATACCAAAAACAGAGAAATCTGAAGCTAAAATAGATAAAAAAACAAAAGATATTCTGTCTGAAGGTAGATAATTAATAATAAATTATAATTGAAGTGTAATTGTATTATATGGCTACTTCGTATAATATAAACACAATTCAAGGTGATCACTTACAATTAACTCTTGCTGTAAAGAATCAAAATTATACCCCAATAAATTTAAGCGGATATGATGTTAGAGGCGTAGTTAAATACGCTTATTTTGCATCGCCACCAGCATTAGATGAATCTGGAAATTATATATCTGGATATATATTGAATTTAAATCCAGTAATTAATAGCGGAGTTAGTGGCAATCTTTATGCTTCTGGATTAATTAATGTAGATGTATCCTCATATACTATGGCAAGTGTTCCAGTTGGAACATTTGTTTACGATATAGAAAGATTTCCTTATGGAGTACCAACTGGTAATTCTATAAAATTAATTCGAGGCAAGTTTATTGTAAGTCCAGAAGTAACATCTTTTTAATTTTATGGCAGATGTAATCGTAGACGTAATTTTGCCAAACGCAATCACAACGGATGTAACTTCTCCAAGTTTTCCTGAAAATGCTAATGTTTTTATTCCTGGTGCGGATGGTCCACAAGGTCCTCCAGGACCATCTGGTGCTGCTGATCTTTTCAAAATAATAAACGTAACTGGACAACCAACTTTAATTCCAACTGGAGCAGAAACTTTACAATTTATTGCTGGTACAGGAATTTCAATATTAACTAATCCAAATTTAAATCCTTATAAATCAATAAAAATTGATGCATCACCATTAAGTGGCTATTTTGAAGCAGAAAATGTAATTGGATATAGAGCTAATTTAACACCTCAAGGATCTGATAGTTATTATGTTCAATTTCCTCAAGTATTACCCTCTACTCCAAAGTCTGTAGTTTGTACTTTTCAGAATACAATAGATGATATGGCCTACTATTTTAACATGGGGAATATAAATTCTACTGGTTTTTATATAAACTTTAGCGATACTCTATTAAATAATGGTTATTATTTAAATATTCAAGTTAAAAAATAAAATATCTGTGTAATAGTATGAAAGGAAATATTAATTTATGATAAGCGCATTTAAACATATCAGACTAAGTGGAAATAATTTAACTCCAGTTCAAAGTGCAGTTTGGGACGGCAGTTCATCACTAAGACTTGGCTTCGGAAATAGTGGTTTAGCTTACTACAGCGAACTTACTGGAATTAGCGGTTATTTACAAAGTTTAATTAATACAGCAACAGCAGACGTAAATAGTATAAATGGTTTATCAGGAAATGTTAATATAACTGGTTCAGATGGAATCACTATCCAAGTAAATACTGGAACTAACGAAATTACAATAGTAGGAAATAGTGGATATTTTCAAGGTTTAATTAATACTTTAACTTCAAATCTTAATTTAACAGGAACTACTTTAAGTCAAAACCTTGCTTCAACTGGTAGCACATTAGCAAGCAATCTCGCTTCAACTGGTAGTACACTAGCCGCCAATCTTGCTTCTACTGGAAGCACATTAGCTACTAACCTAGCTTCTACTGGAAGTACTTTACAAACAAACATTAATACTTTAAGTGGTTACGCAAATGCAACATTCGTTGCAAAAACAAGCAACCAAGTATTTACAACCTCTTTAACTCCTGGAGCAGATGCATATTCAATTAATTATCCAGTACCCTTTGGCGGTGTAATACCACCAAAAGTACAAGCAACTCTTGAAGTTGCTGGAGATGTAATGTATAATTTATCTGTACAATCAGTTGGTTTCACTGGATACACAGGATTACTTTCTGACAATGTTTTAGAAAGTAATGTAAAAATCCATACTTTTGCTTCTACACAATAAGTTATCTAGTGTAATATTCACTAGAATAATAGAATTAATAATTCTTTTACTCTTTAGTTCGCCGTAAAAAGCGACAGATTGGCCTAAAAACCAACAAAAGGAATAAAAAGAAAAATGGCACAGATTTTTAAAGCTAAAACGTTAGTAAGCAGCACTGGAAGATTTTCTTATGAGGCTACTGCGCCTAATTTAGTTTATAATACTGGCGACCAAATTATATCTGGTAATAAATTTTTTGTTGATAATATTAATGTTTCTGGAAGTGGAATTTTTAATGCTCTTGATTTAAATAATATTGATACTCTAACTATTTCTGGAGTAGATATAAATATTATAAACGGTGAAGTTAGTTTAACAAATCGTCCGACTGTAAATGGCACAGGAGTATTATTAAGCGGTGAAGTTGTTAACTTTAGTTTGCCAAATACCATTGTTTATACAACTGGTGATCAAAATGTATCTGGAATTAAGAATTTTTATTCTCGTCCGACTGTAAATGGTACAGGAGTTCTTTTAAGTGGCGAAGCAGCAAGTCTTCCAACAACAATAGTTTATACAACTGGTGATCAAACTATAAGTGGATTAAAAGATTTTACAACGAGACCTACTGTTAGTACAACTCCAGTTTTATTAAGTGGTGATGCAATAATTAGTGGAGATTTAACTGGCTACTTGCCTCATCCAACAATAAATAAACTCCAAGGATATAAAGTTGATCTTTCAGCAACACCAGCGGCTGGTCAAGTATTAGAATGGAATGGAACATCTTGGGCAGCTGGAACAATACCTGCTGGTGGTAATGGTGGTGGTGGATTAGTTTATTATTTTGATTTTGCTAATAGAAGTGGAATAGCTCCAACGGGCGGATTACCAACTACTGGCGATCATGCACTTTCTTTATTAGGAATAGAATATTCTGTAGGATCTGGACAAGCTACAAGTAACGAATTAGATCCAAGATTTGTAGAAAGATTATTATGTAGTTTTGTTACAGCTAGTGGAAATCCTCAAGTAACAAATATTCCTGCTGGACTTTGGGATTTTAATATTTGGGCTAGTGTAGATAGTGCAAGTGCAATTCAATGTTCAATTAGAGCAGTAGTTAATATATATAATCCTACGAACTCTACTTATCGCTACTTAGCATCAACTGATGATGTTTACCTATACGAAACGGATACTATTGCTCAATATATTTTAAATGCAACAGTACCTCAAACTGGCATAGCAAATAATGAAAGAATTTATATACAATTTTTTGGTAAAAAATACACAACAAATAATAGAAGGATTACTCTTTATTTTGACTCCTACAGACCAAGTCACGTTCATACAACAATTCCATCAGTCGCAGGTAATGGAGTTGTTAAAGTAGTTAATGGAGTTTTCCAAAGTCCTGCTACTGGAATTTTTGATAATGATGTTGATAATAACGCAAACATAAATCAAAGCAAAATAGCAAACTTATCATCTGATCTAAATGATATTAGAAGCACAGGAATAGCTTTAAATAACAAAATAAACAATTTAAGCGGTTATGTTGATTATCAAGATACAGCTATTTCTAATAATTTAGCTTTAACAGGTTCAACTTTACAAAATAATATCAATAATCTTAGTGGTTATATAAATTCTACTGGTAGTAATATTGTATTTACTACTGGAAACCAAAATATAAGTGGTCAAAAAAGATTTGTAGATCAAGATATAGTTTCAACAGTTACATTTAATTCACTAAATCAACCTTCAACTTTTTTTGCTGGATTTTCTGGTCCAGGAGTATTTCGTTTTGAAGTTAAACCAGAATATCGACCAGTAGTTTTTCCCAACCCAAATTATTTTTACACTGGAGTAAATCCTGGCCAACCCGTTGAAATTTACTTTAATACAGGTACTTCTAGATGGTGGTACACTGTAAATAATTCTTTTGTAGATGCATCTCCAATAGTTCAAGCTTCGAGTTCATCTGCTCCACTACCATTAAATAATTGGTCTGGTGGAAATATGAGAATCTATCCAACTTATTCTCATAATATTTCTCACTATACTGATGGAAATGATCCTATTGATGTAGACCGTATAAATGGTGTTGCTAAAATTGGAGATCAAAATATCTCTGGAATTAAAAACTTCTACTCTAGACTAACTGTTAATGGTACAGGGGTTTTACTAAGTGGCGAAGCTGCCCAAGTTGATCTTAGTACAACAGTAAGAACTACAGGAAATCAAACTGTTAGTGGAATTAAAAGTTTTGAAGATTCTATTAAAACAAAAAGCATAATCGCAGCAGATCAAGAAAATCTATTAATATCTGGTTATTCCTCATCTATGTTTGGAACTGACATCAATATAACTCCTGGAAAAAGTTCTTTTAGTCTTGGAAAAATTAATTTAACTGCAGCAGGAGATCAAGTAGATGGAAATATTAATTTCAAAGGTAATATAGATATAAATAATTATAGCTCTCTTTATCCTTCTGGATTAGGACATAGTTTTAAAATTTATAAAAGCGGATTAAATGAATATAGTCAAAGAGTTTCAATTAAAAGCTTTGAAGTAAATCAAACTGGAGTTTATACATTAAATAAAACTCCTATTTATTCAGATGGTCAAATCTATATTTCTGGAAATCCAATTTTAACTGGCATAGATTTAAGCTCTTATGCTACAACGGCTAATTTAGCTTTAACTGGATCTACTTTAAACACAAAGATAAATAATCTCAGTGGTTATATTAATTCTCCAAATAGCAATATTGTTTTTACTACTGGTGATCAAAGTATTTCTGGAAATAAAACATTTAATAACAATGTAATTGTCACAGGAACTGCAATTTTTAATCAAATTGATCTTTCAGATACAGATAACATATTACTAAGTGGCGTAAATATTCAAATAGTTAGTGGCAGTATAACTTTAACAAATATGCCAACTATTTCTGGTAAACCATTAATTACTGGGGTAGATTTAAGTTCTTACCTGACTTCTGCTGCAGCTAGTTCTACTTACGCTACAATCACAAATCTTGCAGGTACTGGAAGTACATTAGCAACCAATCTTGCGAGTACTGGTTCAACTTTATCAACGAATCTTGCAAGTACTGGGTCAACTTTATCGACTAATTTAAATACTACAGGATCTACTTTAAGTAATAAAATAGATTCACTAAGCGGTAGTTCAGTTTTACTTTATGGAAATCAAAGTATTGGTGGAGTTAAAACTTTTAGAGATAATGTTTATATTAATAATCTTTATGTTACTGGAACAGAAACAATTGTTAATACTTCTCAAATTAATCTTGCAAGTAATTATTTATTGTTAAATATTACTGGTGGAGCAGTTGATGGTGGAATATTTTTTGTTACTGGAAGTGGATTAACTGGAGTAAATGATACTGGTCCAATTATTGGTTTTGATCATAGTACAAAATTTAAATTTGGATTTAGCACAAGAAATAGCGATTTATCTACTCTACCAGATATTGCATCAGTACAAGATATTCAAGCTTATAGTGGCGTTGCAGATAATAAATTTGCCACAATAACTAATCTTATTTTAACTGGATCTAATTTAAATACAAAAATAGATAATCTTAGTGGTTATATAAATTCTACTGGCAGTAATATTGTATTTACTACTGGAAATCAAACTATAAATGGAATCAAAACATTTAATACTCCTAATGTTAGCGGCTATTTAAATTTCACAACTGGATCTTATATTAGTGGTCTTTTAAATCCAAGAAATAATTTAACTTTCTCTAGAGATAATAGCGTTACTACTGGCGCAGCAGTTTCATTTATAAAAACTGGAAATCTATATGATGCTTTTGATGGTATAGCTTTAACAAGAGGCTCAATAGGTCCATTATATAATTATTATAGTACTACTTATTTCGGTAATGATAGTACTAATCCAGATTATATCAACCCAAGAAATACAAAATGGAATTTGGATGGATGGAGTGATCTTAGTAATATAAGAAGCAGAAAATATGATAATTTTGTTGATATCTTTCAAAATCAAATTGGTAATTATATTGTTGACGCAGAACTCGTAATGTGGAATCTTGTAAGTAATAATTATTACTTAATGAAATTTAGCTCTTGGCAAGGTGGTGGTGGCGGTAATTTTTCTTATGTTAGAAGTTTAGTTTCATTTAATGATCCTGAAATTTCAAAAATCAGTGGATACTTAGGGGTAGCACAAAATGCAGCTTTTGATTCATCTGTAACATTTAATAGTCCAACGCTATTTAAAGGATCTAATGATTACTATAGCTCAAATCGTTACCATGGTTATAGTTATTTTCAAGCACCAACGTATTTTAAAAGTGATATAGTTGCAACTGGAAACTCTTTCATTGTAAACATGAATGACTCTTCTGTAAATTCAAACTATGTAAATATAAAAACTCAGAATGATCGTATATCATTAAATGATGGTTTTGATAAAAATCTTGATCAATTTTTATATAGCATTACTTTAACTGGCGCAGGTATAGCTGAAGCTAATGGAGTTTGGACTAGACCATCTGGTGGAAATACTCCATTTACAAATGGTCAAACTAGTAGCAATTTATATTGGGGAGGAGAAGATGATCAGGCTTGGTATTTGCAAGTTTACAGCGCTGATCAAGATGATACGCAAATTTGGTATGTTACCTATGGTAAAACATTCTCATCTCATCCTTGGTATCAATACAATAATTCAACTGTTCCTACTACAACCAATAGAACTTGGAGATCTAAAAATATTAATGGAACTAATATTTTAGCTAATATTGGAGAAGTAGTACTACTCACTGGCAATCAAACAATCTCTGGAATTAAAAGTTTTGCAGATAATACAGTATTTGGCGATCCTAGTCAAGATAACTTTTTAGTTATTTCTGGTAATAATTTCACAGTTTATGGAAGCGGTAATTTTACTAGTGGACTTTTTGTTAATGGAACAGGCGTTCTTTTAAGTGGACAAGCTACTCAAGTAGACTTAGGATCAACAGTAAGAACTACTGGAAATCAAACTGTAAGCGGAGTTAAAAACTTTCAATCTGTGCCATTAGTTAGCGGCAAAGAAGTTTATTTTCAAAAAGATATAGTTTATGCTTCTGGAATTTCATTTACTCCAAATTATGTATCTGGTAGAAATTTTGTTTATCAATTAACTGGATTTGCAACAACTTACAATACTATAAATAATCCTATTAATATCCCAGAAGGCGAGACGATAATTATAAAAGTAATTCAAAGTAATTATGGAAATAATTTTCTAAATTTTGGCAATAATTACAGATTTCCAGCCGATGCTTCACCACTTATAACTCAAGCTTCAGGAAAATTTGATATTTTTAATATTTTAAAATTAGACAATAGGTTCATTACTACTTATATTAAGAACTTTTCTAATTAATTTATTATGTTTAATACATTTATAACAAGTGAAGCAGATCAAAATAATAACCTTGGAGCTTTTAATGGTCCAATTAGTACATCAGTTAGAAATAATAATCTTTTGTATGTTGGAGGAGGTTTTTTTGGAGTTGCTGGATATAAATCTGCGCCATTAACTGTTTTTGATTATACTGGATCTGGTATTCAAATCTCAGAGAACCCAATAGAATTTAAATTAGATCAATTTCATCATGGAAATGGCGTATATTTTAATGATATTGTAAAATTAGATGATAATAGTTATGTTTGTTGTATAACTCAAGTAAGATCAAATAATCAATATTATTTTTCTAGTCCAGCCAATGGATTACCTGTTACAATTAATAATAGATTAAGATATGGGCATTATGTTAATATTACTACTTCTGGTTTAAACACTGGATGGGCTCTTGGAATGGGTGGAGGAAAAGATGGAAAAACTATTTTAATGTTAAATTCAAGGACAGGTTGGCTTTTTGGTGGCGGAAATAATGTAAGTACTTTTTTTCCACCTAGTTCTGCTGAAAATCCTGGAAGTCGAACAACTAATAGAATTGCTTTAGCTAAAGATACCAGAAATGCAATGGGTTATTATCTTACTCAAACAAATTCTACATGTAATCTTTCTAGAACAGTTAGTAATGCGCCAAGAGAACCATTTTTTGTAACAGGATCTTTTTATCCTAGCGGTGGCACAGGAATAGTAATGTATAATAATAATTTTTCAACAAATGATGGCAAAACTTTAGGGGGAATTTCTGCTCATGAAATTATTAGTGGATTTGCAATTACTGGATTGCAAAGTTGTAACGGAGGAGTAGTCCATGCAAAATTAGATCCTATAAGAAAAGCAATATATTTTATAGGATATTTTACAACTGTAAATGGAGTAACAAGAAATCGAGCAGCAGCTTGTGATTTAAATTTTAATCTTTTACCTTGGAACCCTAACATAGCAAATAATCTATTTGGACAATTAGAGCTTGGTAAAAGTGGAGTTTATATTTTAGGTGGAACTACGCCAATGAATCCACAAGGATCTGGAGATCCATATAATTGGATAGCAAAATTTGATTATGATAGTGGAAATTTAATAAGTCAATTTGCTCCTGATAGAGGAGGATCTCCAAGCTTATGTGGATATAATGGAAAAATGATTAAAGAATTTGGCGATGGAAAATTTTTATTAATTGAAGCTGGGGGCGGTATTAATAATAATGTAGTAAATGCTAATTATGGTTGGCCTAATATATCTACTGATATAGCTTTAAGTGGAAGAAAATTATACGGATATACAAACATAATTGATACAATCAGTGGTAAATATCTTTATGGAACCCTTGACCATTATCGGGGAGGAGTTTTAGGTTCAGCAAGCCAATCAATTAAAAGAATTATAGATAATAAATTATTTTTTACTCACACAAGTCCATGCTCAAGTTCTAATAATAAAATTTTTAAAGAAAGATCTAATACTGCATGTATAGATTTAAATACTAACTCAATAACAGATTGGGCCCCTGAAATTTATCATCCTAATGTTAATATAGCTTTAGTCAATACTATGTATCTTGATACTGGATCTAACTCTATGTTTTTAGGTGGTACTTTTGATTGGGCTAATTCACAAGTTAGAGGTGGAATTGCGAGCGTAGACCTTATAAGTGGAAAAACGACTTCTTCATTTAATCCAAATTTAGATTATTATAATAGTGATCGTGCTGTAACATGTATAGAAAAAAGTGGAAATATTGTATATATAGGTGGTCAATTTCAAAAAAATGGAGATATTAATACTAGATTTTTTGTAGGAGTTAATACTGGAACAAACACAATCGTTGAAGGATTAAATTGGCAAATTCAAGATTTTCCTGATCCAATAAACAAAGAAGGATATGGAAGAGCTTATACTAATAGTTCCCTCGTTAGTACAATGAAAAGAAAAGATAATCTTCTTTATGTCGGTGGAAGATTTACTCAAGTGAGTGGATTAAGTAGAAGTGGATTATTTTGCTATGATATACAAAAAAAACAAATAACAGATTTAAATATACCATTTGATGATGTTATTTATAATTTAGATATTGATGATGCAAATAATATTTTATATGCTGTTGGTAGATTTCATACTGTAAGTGGCTTGCCAAGACCAAGAGGCGCTGCAATAAATTTAACAACTTCTGGTATAACAAATTGGAATCCAGCATTTAGTAGGCATCCCCTTCAAGTTAGAGTTCATCCATCTGGAATTATAGTAGGTGGAACTTTTGCAGATTTAGGCACAGGAAAAGCTTATACATTAACAGCTTTTGATTTTAATACAACCGAAATGCAAAGATACCCAAGATCAACAATGATGAATGATTTATATTGTATGGATATTTATAGTGGGAAACTTTATATAGGTGGATCAAATTTAACGCAAAATGACACTTTACCTCTTGATAGAGCTTGTATAGCTTATGAATTAAATAATGGAAGATTATACACTGGTTGGGCTCCAAATCCAAACTCTACAGTTCAATCTATGCATATTCATCAAGATAGTGGTCTTGTATTTATAGGAGGTTATTTTACTAATGTTAGAAATAGTCCTCCACCTAGCACGGCAACTACAACAAGAAATTATATAGCTGGTTGGGATGTTAAAACTCAACCCCATACATTTTTAACATCTTTTGATCCAAATTTGAATGGTGGTTGCTTGGCGTTTGCTAGCAGTGGAAACATGTTATATATAGGAGGAAGTTTTACAACAGTAGGTGGAATAACAAGAAATCGTATAGCAGCATGGAATTTAAGTACAAATACATTAGATCCAAATTTTAATCCTAATATTGGAAATAATTCAGTTCTTTGTATGAAAATAAGCGGAAGTCATATGTACGTTGGTGGTGACTTTACTCTTGTGAGTGGAGTGACAAGAAATCGATGTGCAAAAATTAGACTTTCAGATGGAGCTTTAGATGCATCTTTTAATCCTAATTTTAATAGTACAGTTAGAGCAATAGATATAAGTGGAGATTATTTATATGCTGGTGGTAATTTTTCTGCAGTAGGAGTTACATCAAAGTTAAGAATGTGCGCAGTGAATGTATCTAATGGAGCTGTTTATAGTAATTTCACTGCTATACCAAATTTTAGCGTAAATAAATCTTATTATTCTGATCCAAGTTCTTATTTGTTTAATAATTTCACCCTTCAAAGTTATGATTATGTTGAAGATGTAAAAGTATATCCTGGAACTGGTGTTGGATTTTGTGGCCATCATTGGGAATTATATCAAAATTCTGGTAATCGAGGTGTTCATTTTGTTAATGCTACTGGTGGTCAATTAATAAAAACTTTTGGAGGATATGCTGGTTCTGTTTGGGAAGCACAGGATAATGTTGGTGGAGGACAAACTCTTCAGGGAAGAGCTGGCGAAGAATTTATGGTTTACGATAATAAATTGTATGTTGTTAATCGTTATACAAGAGATTTTGGTTATGAAAATATGAACAGATTAACTAATCAAAATGCTTTTTTAACTATAACAAATAAAACTAATGGTGATCCAATTTGTAATAAAAATTTCACACTTAATACAAATATTGAAAATTTCTATGGAAGAGGATTTGGAGGGGAAACTCAATGGATGAGGCAATATATTAATGGAGCTAATTATTCTGGAGATAATATCTATTTTTATGGTGATTTTTTAGATACTTATCCAGAAGAAAGAATTGCAATAGGTAAAATGGGAATAGATGGAGTACTTAAAAAAGACTTCAAATTGTTTTCTATATAAGTGTAATATAAACATATGCTTGAAAATATCAAAAATCATTTAATTTCTCTTGGATTTAATGAAAATAATCCTGCTTTTTATATTAAAGACGATATTACTGTTGCTTATGCTGAAAACGCATATCATTTAAGCTTTTATCTTAGACCTATTGGTAACGTAACATTAGTTAATAGAATAGAAGAAAATGGTATAAGTGAAATTCGCATAGATACTTTTATAGAAACAGTAAATCATATTAAAAATAAATTATATTAATATTATATTTTTGAGTAACAATTAATAGATATTGTTATGGTATTATAATATAATAAATAAATTGAAAACAGTAATTTTCTTTCTTCAGGGCGGTATAGGCAAACATATCGCAGCTACTGCGGTAGCAGAGAATATAAATAAAAATTATCCAGATAGAAAATTAATAGTAATATGTCCATACCCAGAAGTTTTTTTAAATAATCCTTTTGTTTATAGAGTTTATAGATCAAATACTGCCCAGTATTTTTATGAAGATTTTATTAAAAATAAAGATGTTATATTTTTAGGAAACGAAGTTTATCAAAGTAATGAATATGTTACTACTGGCAAACATTTAATTGAATCTTGGTGCAATATGTTTGGACTAAAATATACTGGTGAAAATCCTAGATTATTTTTAACTCAAATAGAATTAATTGATGCATATAAAAAATATAATAGAAATAAACCAATATTAGCTTTACAAACTAATGGAGGAGCAGAAAATCAATCTAACTATAATTGGGCTAGAGATTTAAATACAGATATAGTTCAAGAAGTTGTTGACGAACTTAAAGGAAAGTATCATATTTTTCATTTAAGAAGAGATGATCAAATGACTCTAAAAGATACAGAAAAATTAAATGCTAATTGGCGAGAAATATTTTGTTTTTTAACATTAACAAATAAAAGACTTTTAATTGATTCATTTGCCCAACATGCTGCTGCAGCTCTTATGCTTCCATCGACGGTATGTTGGGTAGCTACTTCACCAGAAAAATTAGGATATAATATACATAATAATCTTGGACCATTAGAAGAATCAAGAGTTTTTACCCATAAAATAGATGGAATTATACTAGAGAAAGAATTCGTAGGTTTACCTCATCAATGCGATATAGATATCAACAAGATCTATAATAAAGATTTATTAATTAAAAATTTGGTGTAATTTGTGTATATAATTATATATGCCAACTATTAGCAATTTACAGGGTAATTTACGATTAAATTCGGGGGTCTTTGAAATTTTTCAAGGTACAGGAATAGTTCCAAATTTATATACTTCAAGCATAGTAACTCCATCTTCTGTAAGAACTGGGCTATATGATGATATTTTTTTCATACCAAGTGGCGACACTTTAAGAATTGCTTATGGAACTGGACTTAATGTAGGGTTAGTCTTTAATGATATAAACGATTTAAAGTATCATTATCAAAATCAATACTGGTTATTAATGACTGGCAGAACTCAAACTGGATCATTTTCAAAATATACTGGATTTGAAGGACTTCAAGTTAATTCTACTGGGTTGAGTATAAATCGAGCAGTTTTCCCTAGTACTTGTTTTTTTAAAGCTCAAATTCTACCGTTAGATTTAAATGGTAAAATAAATAAATTATATAATAGTGGAACATTTGCTGTAGGTTATGATGATTATATAAATTTTGGAAGAATAGATCAAGGAGTAACTGCAGAAAAAGTAAATATCAATGGAAATTTATTATTTAGATCAGACAATCAAGAAGCTTACATTAAAATTGAAAACGCACTCTATCCTGTTGGAATTGAAATTAGATCTAGTAGTCCTACTGGAGCAATAGCAAATGGTACGTTTGCGGGGCCAAATGTTTCAATTGGACAATTTAACTATATAGACTCTGATTATACTGGAGTAGGTGGTTTATATCAACAAAACAACTATGTTTTTGGTGCAAGTAATGCATTATTTAACAGTGGAAATATAAATAGTCCATCAATTTATTCAATAGTTAATGGTAATTTAAATACTATTTTTAATAGTGATAAAATAGTTCTACTTGGTAATTCTTCAATAATAAGCACTGGATCTGATGTTTTATTAGTAGGATCAGATTCAATAATAAATTCATCTACTGGCAATATAGTAATTGGAAACGCTACAACTCTCAATAACTCAAACTCTTCAATTTATTTAGGAGCAACTAATACAGTAAGCACTGGAGTAACATCTATAGAAACTAGTATGATAGTAGGTAGAGATAACAGTATAAATCAAGATAGAGTTGGACAATTAATGAGCAATAGCACTGGCTCTAATGTTAATTTAATTGGCAAAGGAAACACAATTTTCTCTAATAGTTTTAACAATATAAATGTTGCTGGAAATACAAATACATTAGTAGATGCAAAAAATATTATTTCTGATATCAACTCTTTTGGTACAGATAATTATTTTACTAGCGGATTAAAATCAATTAATAATGTTGGACAAAATAATGAAATGGCAATCTCTTCAAATGTGAATTCGCTTGGAAATAATATTTCAAATAGATCTATAAGTGGAGTTACTATTGTAGGAAATAGTAATATAAATAAAACTTTAAATACATCTATTTCTTTAGGTAATTTAAATACATTCTTTAATACAAAAAATTCTGTACTCGTTGGAAATTCGAATACTCTTGGAAATGGTAATTATACATTAGATGGAACTAATATAATTCCAGATTCAAACTCAATTTTACAACAAAATGTTTTAGTTGGTAATAATAGTTGTAATTATATTAATCGTTCTATATTAATTGGAAATAATAGTAAATCATTACCAAACGCTTCAGGTTCTGCAAATTCTATTTCGATTGGTGGTAGCAACAATTCCTGTGGTTCAAATGATTTAATTTTAGGAAACTTTACGACGGTTCTTGGAACTGGCAATAGTAATATATCCATAGGAAATACAAATTGTCTTAATAACGCAAGCAGCTCTGTTATTCTTGGAAATAATAATATATCATGCAACTCAATTATTAATTCTTCTTTAGGATTATCAAATACATTTACAAATAGCTGTAATAATGTAGCTTTAGGTAATGGAAACGTATTTAATAATGAATCAAATACATTAAAAGTTCAACTAGGAACAAATAGTTTTACATTTAATTCGGGTGGTTTAAATTTAGGATCTAAAAGTTTAAGAGCAAACAATATATATTTAAGTGGATCAACTATATTTACTGGATCAGCAAGTCAACCATTTAATTTAGCGAATATAGATAATCAAAAAGCATTAGGCTATATTACAAATCAATCTTGGCATTTTTCAACAACAACACTTGAAAGAACTGGTTTAAATGGGGAACTTATCTATTCTTTAAATAGAGAAGTCCTCGATTCTAATGGGCAAGATTATGATCAGATGTATAGTCCAATTAAAATACCTTCAACAATTCAAGTTCCTAATACGCTTGGAAGAGGGGATTACGGAAGAACAATAGTTACTGGAACATACGATTTATACGTTGGAATTCTTAAAAGAGGTGGTTTAGAATTTGGATTTCAAAGAGCAACAAGTAGACAAGTATCTCTTTCATACCCTCCATCTTATTCCTATGCTAATTCTGGAGAAGCTGAATTATTACGAGCAATGAGTATAGATAATATTGTAGATAATCCATATTATTATTTTTATGCAAGATTCCAAGGCAATAATTTTTCTGTTATATCTTATAATGCAGTTAAAAACACTTCGGATAGTAGAGGAATTTGGACGCTCTATACAGGAGCGCTTGGTCAAAATCCAAGTCAATATAAAATATTATTATTAAATAATTATCAATCAGGACAAACAATTGCTCCTGACACAATTCCACTGTCTAATTGGTATAGTTCTGGAAGTTGGACAACTTTTAATCCAGCTTTAGTCTCTAGCTTACGATCAATTAATTCATTACCTCAAGTTACAATAGAAAATATACCAAATCTTGAGCCAATGGTTAGCAGCAGAAGAATGAGATATATAAATATATCTACTCCACTAGACGGTTTCAATTGGGCTCCAGGTGGATTTATTCCAGTATATTATTAATAGATAAAAAAAATATTCTAAGGTGTAATTTGTATTATATGATAATAAATACAGTTGCATCTATTGCGCAAGAAATATATGAAGAAATGGGCGAACCTTCTGATTTTAGTATAGCAGCTATCGCCGCTTGGGTAAGAAGAAATATAGGTGGTTTGAGCAATATGATAAATAAATCATTTTCTATAAATGATGAAACATATGAAATATCCCCCAATCTTTCTGATGTTGAAAAGTATATTTTTAAGAAAATGTATTCTGTATACTTTTTTGACCTTAAAATTAAAAGTACTGGAAGTTTAGCGATTAATGATTATACTGTAATCAAAGATGATATCGCTAGCGTCCAAAAATTAAACAAAAATGAAGTTTTGAGAAATTTCTATCAAATAAGACAACAAGAATATAAAGAATTAAAAGATTTAGTTGATAAATACGAACTTAATGAAGTTAGTCCTTTGCAAGTTGCTGGAGATGATACAATTCCTGGCTATTATGATTATTTTTATAGAGATGCATTATATAATATAAGAACCAGTTATAATGGATAATAATTATGAGCTATATAGACTCCTCAATAGTTGATGGATTTGCTCAAGAATACGATAATTTTTTTACTTATTTTTCAAGACCTTTTGTAGTTCATAAAGAACCAATAAAAATTATTCAACAATTAGATAGTGTTCCTATGTATGGTTATGGTCAAGCATCAGATGCAGTAAATTATACATATCAACCCGTTACTGGAACTTTTAATGGAAGAATATATTATAATAATTCAAGGGATATTGATGCTGTAAATAGTGATTTAAAATTAGTATTCGCTCGTGGCGATGTTACTTTAAAAGTTAGACAAGATGCAAGAGATTTTATTAATAATGGTAAAACTATAAAACTTGAATTTGATGGAAAAACATGGAATGTAATAACAGAAGATATAGTCAAAAAATATTTAACTAATTCGTATTATGTTTATGGATTAGAACAAACAAAATAATGGCAACTAAAATTAATTTTAATAAGGTTAAATCAGAATTAAGCGAAGCATACCAATCTTCTCTCAAGAAAGAAGCTACAAATTTAGCCAAACAAATTTTAAATGAAAATCTTAATGATTATATCGAACAAATCGATCAACATCCAGTTTCTCAAGAGCTTTCTCAGGGTCCAGAAGGAGAAAATTTAAGTCGTACTTTAAATGGAGTTGAAAATTTATTCGCATTCATTGGATTTGAAGCAGAATCAAAACCTATAGAAGATCTAAAAGACTTAGTAAAACAAAATACTTTTTTAGATAAAAAATCAACATTTGACACCAGAAATCTTCAATTAAAATTTAATGTTTTCACTCCATCTCCAGACGAAATTAAAACTAAAACTCCACTACCTTTTGAAGGTGGTAGAAGTTGGGTCAAAGGTATAGAAGATGGTATTCCTGGATTTGGATATTATGTTTATGGATTATTATTTCCCAATAGTAGATCTGGAAAAGCTATTCAATCAAAAAATAAAGTTAGAAGTATAACTTATAAACCAGTAAAATATATATCTGAATTATATCAAAATTTTATAAGGAGTTTAAGATAATATGCTACCACAATTTGATAATATCATAATGACAAGCATTTTACTTTGGTTAGATAATAAAATAATGACAAAAGGTGAAGCTTATGCAAATTATCAAAGTACATTTTATCCACTTCCTAATATGTATTATGGATATTATACTTATGGTGCTCCATTCAAGCAAATGGTAATTGATAGTTCTATAACTGGGGCAAATATTATAAGCGGAGTTTATGTAAGTGGAGTTTTCACTATTCCAGGCCAAGGAACATTAAGCGGAATTGATGCTGCAAATGGTCAATTATATTTTACTTCACCAATATCTAATCCTACAACAGCTTTAAGTGGAAATTATGCTGTTAAAGATTTTAATATATATTTAACTAGTAAAACTGAAGAAAGTTTATTATTTGAAACTCAATATCAAATAAATCCTAAAACATACCAAAATCCTACAGGTTTACCTATAGGAGCAGAAACTTATCCTGTTATATATTTAAAATATCAGGGTGGTAAAAATAAACCTTTAGCTTTCGGTGGTTTTGATCAAACCATTAGTTTTGTAAGAGCAGTAATATTAGCAGATAGCGTATTCAACTTAGATGCTGTTACAAGTATAATGAGAGATACAAGTCGCCAATTAATACCATTAATATATCCAAACGAAATGCCATTTAACTCTTTAGGGTCAGTAACTGGTAGTTCATTTAATTATATTAATTTAACAAAAAATAAAGTAGTAGATAGTGAATATGTATATATTAACGAAGTTAATGTTACTAAAACTGATACTAAATTATTAAATGCTACAAACAGCCTAAATCGTAACGTATATTCAGCTTTTGTTGATTTTGAACTAGGTAAAAATAGATATCCAAATCAATAAAAATTAGAAAAAAAGTTAAAAAATAGGTGTAATAACAGAAAATGGAGAAACAATAATATGGCAAGAAATCGTATAATTTATCAATCAGAAGCTCTTTACGTTGGACCTTCCCCAGCAACAGGAAACCACTTTAGTTTAGGAAATAGTGGAGATAATCTAGTTCAACAACTTCAAAGAGTACAAACAGCTAATTATAGCTTTACAGTAGACCGCACAGATGTTAATCAATTTGGTCAATTGGCAGCAATTGATCGTGTTATTTTAACATCACCAACTGTAGCTCTTGATTTTAGTTACATCCTAGCTAATTTAGCTAATGAAAAAGAATTAGGACTCACTGTATCAACAAACGGTTCAACCGCAGCAGTTTCTGCTATATCTGGAATTTTAAATAAGACTCAAGACGAGAAAAATTATTTTATCAAAACAACTCCAGAAGGAACAGATGCAGTTGGAAATACAGCTACAGGTTCAACCATCGGAGTAATTGGAGTTGGAAACGGCTTCATGACCTCTTACTCAACCGAAGCGAGCGTTGGCAATTTCCCAACCACAACAATTAATGTTGAAGGTTTAAATATGACATTCCAACAAGGAACAACTGGAAATTATATTCCAGCTATCAATCCTAGTCTTGGAACAGCTGTTACCGATAAGTACTACGCTCTAGATGTTGCTGCTCAGTATAGTGCTACTGGAGCAAATGCAACTGGAATTAGTGCTCTTCGCCCAGGAGATATTACTTTAAGCTTGCCAACAACTCCAGGAGCAGATAGTTCAACATTCAACATTCAAAGCTACACACTAAACTTTGACTTAGCTCGTACTCCAATTGAAAGATTAGGAAGTAAATTCGCATTTGCTCGTGAAATCGACTTCCCACTTACTGTTAATTTGAGCGTAGACGCACAAGTAACAGATATCTCAACTGGAACACTACAAAATTTAGTAGTTAATGATAGTTCAACCTTCTATAATCCAATTATTACTATCAAGAGCCCACTAGACTCAAATGTAACAGTCGCTCAATTTGATCTAAGAAGAGCTAAATTAGATAGTCAAGAATTTAGTTCTGATATCGGCTCAAACAAATCCGTTACATTGAACTTTAGTTCACAAGTTGGTGGACCGCAAGACACAGTTAATGGCTTGTTTATTAGTGGCTTATATTAATAAATAATTAAATTATTAAATTAAAATAACCCTCGCGTTCTGCGGGGGTTATTTTTTGGTGTAATGTATTGTAAGGTTAAAGGTTAAATAAAGGTAAAAGATTATGGAAAATGATCCTATAAAAGACATGACTCTTTTTCAGATAAAGAGGAAAATTACAAGTATATACAAGAATTTCTTTTTTATTCTTGAAGATTTATCTGATTCTGGATATAATATAAGTGATGAAACTTATCAAAAAATCAGAAAAAGAGTACTTGATAATGCTAACGATGCAGTAAGAGAACTAGAAGAAAATTTCAATAAATTAAATATTACATTAAAATGAAATCCACAAAATTAAGCTTTGTTTTTTCTGCAGAACAAATTATTGAAAGTAATTTGAATCTTCAATCAATACAAAGATCATTAAAAAATGATTTTGGTATTTTAAATCCTACATTAAAAATATTCTCAAATCCCAATTTTGTTAAAAATTATCAATGCTGGGATGAAAACAAAAAGAACAAGTTTATTAAAACTATAGGTGGTCCTGCTAGTTATAAAAAGATTAAAAGTTTTTTAGAAAAAATAGAAAATAAGGAAACTATATGAAAAAATTATACGAATTCACATTAAATAAAGAAGTAGAACTCAAAGAAACCATAAGTGAAAAAAATGAAAATGGTGAAGAAATATCAGTTACAAAAACTATAAAAAAACAAATACCTCAAAAAATTGTCATTAAAAAACCAACAAGACTATTATTTGATGAAGCTGAATTATTTTATGGCGTTAGATTATCTGAAGGTATTAAAGCTGGATTATTGACTAGAGCACTTTTATCAAAAAGATTTACTAATGATGGTGGAGTATTTAGTGAAATCGATAAAGAAGAGTATACTAAACTCTATATGAAAATATTTGAACTTCAAAATGATTTTCAAAAGATTTCTTTAAAAGAAGATAAGGACCGTTCTGAAGAAGAGAATGCAGAATATAAATCCTTAATAAAACAAATTACAGAAATAAGAGAAAAAATCCAAGATTATGAATTTGCACAAGCTAGTTTATTTGATCAAACAGCAGAAAATAGAGCTAGAAATAAGACTATCATGTGGTGGGTATTGAATTTGAGTCATCAAGAAGACGAAAATGGAAATCTAGTTCCTATATTCGGAGAAGGATCTTTTGAAGATAGAATTATGGTATATGACAAATTAGAAGAAATGACTGATAGTTTTTTTGAAAAATTAATTAAAAAATTAGTTCTTTTTGTTAGTTTTTGGTATATGGGAAGAGCCTCTACTGTAGAAGAATTTGAAAAACTATTTGAAATAGAAAATAAAGAAAACGGTGCTTAAGAATACAAATACATTAACAGATATTTTAAATGGTTATTCAAAAGCGTATTATAAAAAACAACCAGTTTATATAAAACATTTTGATAACTTAAGCATCGGTAATATAAACTTAAAAAAAGAAGAAATCTACCAAAGAGCAATTAATCAAAAACTTCCCTCGTTAGAAGAGCAAGAAAAGTATATATTAAAAGAAAATTTATGGTCTGAAGACCGTAATAAAGAAATACAGTCTATAACGACATATATTAAGACTCTAAAAAAGAACAAGTCTAAAATGTTCAAAAACGAAGATTTAAAAAATATAAATAATCAAATAAATCAAAATGAATTAAATTTATTAAAATTAAAAGCTGAAAAGAAAGATCTAATTGGATTTACCGCAGAAGACTATGCTAATAAAAAAATAAATGAATATTGCATGTTTATATCTTTATTTAAAGATAAAGACTTAAATGGAAGCTTTTTTTCCAATGAAGAATTTGAAGATTTAGAAAATACAGATATTTCTGATATTATCGGTATATATAATATAGTAACTGATAATTTTTCTGAATTAAATTTACGAAAAATAGCCCTTTCTCCTACTTTCTTAAGTTTATTTAATTTAGGTGGAGATAATATTTATAATTTATTTGGTAAGCCAGTAATATATTTAACTTTATATCAAATTGATATATATGGATATGCAAGATATTTCAAAAATCAACTTGAAAATGCTAAGAATAAACCACCAGATGAATATTTTGAAGATCCAGATAAGCTAATTGAATGGTTGGAAAGTGCTAAAAATATAGAAGAATTATTAGATAAAACATCTAAAAATGTATCTAAAAACGATGGAGTAATGGCCACATCAATCGTTGGCGCTTCAAAAGAAGACCTTGAAAAAGCAGGGGTAAAGCAAGAAGGTGGAATAAGTTTAATAGAAGAGGCTAAGAAACGTGGTGGAAATTTAAGTATGCAAGATTTAATGAAATTACATGGGATATAATATACTATAATAGTTAATATTTGTGTAATATATTGTAGTAAAGGAATAAGGCATGGCTAGGACTTCCGCTACAATTTCAGTAGGTGCAGATACAAGGCAACTCGAAAGAGATATTCAGAGCGCCTTATCGAGAGATTTTAAATTCAAAGGATTGAATGAAAAGGCCTTTACTCAACCTCTTGGTAGAATCACTGGTGCAGCAAATGAATTCCAAAAATCATTAGATGCATCAAATGCTCGTGTTATTGCATTCGGCGCTAGTGCAGGAGTAATATATACTGTAGAAAAAGCTTTTGTAGAATTAATTAAAACTACAGTTAATGTACAAAAATCATTAACTGATATTAATGTTATTTTAAATACAACAACTAGCGGTCTAGCTAAATTTGGAGCCGATTTATTTGATATAGCTAAAAGCACTGGACAAGGGTTTAATGAAGTAGCTGCAGCAGCTACAGAATTAGCTCGTCAAGGTTTAGGAGTAGAAGAGACTTTAAAAAGAACAAGAGATGCTCTTATTCTTACTAGATTAAGTGGATTAGATACCATTAGTAGCGTTGAAGCTTTAACGGCTACAATAAACAGTTTTAATAAAACAGCTTTAGATTCTACAGTAATTGTTAATAAATTAGCTAATGTTGATGCATCTTTCGCAGTTAGTTCTGCTGATTTGGCTGAAGCGATCAAACGAGTAGGAACTTCTGCTCAAGACGCAGGAGTTGGATTTGATGAATTATTAGCTGTTGTTACAAGTGTTCAACAAACCACTGCTAGAGGTGGAGCAGTAATAGGTAATTCACTTAAAACTATTTTTACAAGAATAGAAAGACCAGAAGTATTATCTCAATTACAAGCTTTAGGAATTGGAGTAAGAGATTTAGAAGGTAATACTTTACCAGCAATACAAATTTTAAAACAATTAAGTACAACATTTGATACTTTATCTGATGCACAAAAATCTCAAGTAGCAGAAACTGTTGGTGGAGTTTTCCAAATAAATATTTTGAAAGCAGCATTAGGAGATTTGGGTAAAGAATATTCAATTTATCAAAATGCTTTAAATACCGCTACATCTGCAACAGATCAAGCTCTTAAAAGAAATCAAGCATTAAATGAGACATTAGCTGCTTTATTTAATAGAACTATAAATAATGTAGCTCAATTAGGCGCAACTGTTGGAGCAGGAGCATTTCAACCAGCGATAGAAGGAACACTAAAAAATGTTAATGGTCTTTTAGAGATGATTAATAATCAAGATACTGAGAGTGTTGGATCTAAAATTGGACAAGGAATATTAAATGGAATTTCTTCTTTTATATCTGGGCCAGGAGTAGTTTTAATTACAGCAGTTCTAGGAAAATTATTGCTAAACTTAGGACAATTCGCAGCAGCTTCTGTTAAAACTTTATTAGGAATAAATCAAGCAGCAGAAAGTAGATTACAATTACAAAATAAAATTAATCAAGTCTTAACCCAGGAACCAACTTTATTAGCAGCAATTGCAAGCAAACAAATTGGAGTCTTAAGTGTAGAAAATAAAATATTACAAATATTAAAAGAACAAAACGCCGTAAGAGCACAAGCTTCTAGTTTATCATCTACTATCACAGGTGGATTAGTAAGAAGAGGAGTTTCTGTAAAAGGTGGACAAGTTACCACGGCAAACTCTGGATTTATACCATCATATGCTATGTCAGAAATTTCTGGCGCATTATCTGGTGGATACAAACCAGGAAAAATAAAAGAAATGAATATCTCTGGCGTAGGAAAAACTGTTTATAATTCAGCAGAAACTGTTAAAAAATTTCCAGGATTATCTCAACCAGCAATTATGCCTCCATCACAAAGCAAAGCTGGAAAAAATTACCAAAATCAATTCTCTTCTATTCATGGATTTAATCCATATGCTAGTAGTGGATTTATACCTAATTTTGCTAAAAATAGTTTACAAATTGCACAAAGTTTATTTACTGAAGCTAAGGGACAAAATATAGATGCTTTTATAAAATCTAGAGGTTATAAAATAACTCCAGAAGTTCAAAAAGAAGTCGATGCAATTAAAAATGGTAAAATGGCAGGAACAAAAGCTAGTCAAGGCGAAGTAGTTGTTGTGCCAGCGAGTGAATTTGGAATAGTTGGAGTTGGTGGAAGAAGAGGATCTATAGATGCTCAAACTGCATTTAGCACATTAGGTTATACAAAAGATCCAAGATCTGTAAAATTTGAAGGAATACAAGCTAGAACTCTTGAAGATTTAAAAAATAGTGAAATTCAAGATAAAAATTCTTTTTCTACAGCAATCAATAAATTATTTGTTGATCCGCTCGCTCAACTTGCAAATGATATTTTTGGGCCTTTAAGTCCAGATCCTAAATTTAAATCTCTACTTGCATCTAATAATAGAAAGGCTGGAGTTAATCTTTTTCCAGCAGGAACTGAAGGATCAATTTTTGAAGCAGCTGTAAATTTAGGTACTAAACGTGGAGGGGCTTTGGAAAAAGCTTTTGATCAAAATACTGCTCAAAAACCATTTGATTTTGAAGAATCAAGTCCACCAACGAATGCATTTAATTCTAAATTTGGATTTTCTCCACCAGTTTTAAGAGCAGATGCAAAAAGAACAATTACAAGCGAACAAGCAAGAGAAATTATTGATAAAGCATATAGAGACGCTACTACTAGACCTCTATTGCCAAAGCCAAGAACAGCAGCTTCAGGATTTATACCTAATTTTTCAGCATTACAACAAGCCGTATCTAGAGAAATATCGGCTGGTGTACCAAACTCAAGAATTAGAATTGGTCAAAATAACAAATTAATGGCATCAAGTAATCCATTGGGTTTAGGGGTTTATAATACTCAAGATGAACCACAAGGATTAAATCAAGGAATTTCAAGATATTCATCAATATCTTCTGCAAAAAAAGCTGGTGCAGCTTTCGGATTCGTACCTAATTTTGCAGCACAAAATATTCAATTTGAACAATCTGCAGTAAGCGGAATGGCTGTAAAAGATATTTCTATATTATCTAATGAAGTTGCTAAAGATTTAGCTAGAATCTCCAAAAGACTAAAAGCACAGGAAATTGATCTCGCTACAGCAGAAAAAGAAGCTGGAATAATTGCTCAATCATATCAATTAACAGCTCAAAGTACTCAAAAAGTAAAAAATTTATTTACAAAAGTTTCAACATCTAGCGAAAGATTTGCTACATATTTATCTGGATTAGAAAAAGAAGCTGCTGGAGCATTTGGAGTTTTTGGAGGAGGAAAAGCCAGAGCAAGATTAGAACAATTAACGAATCAACAAGGGAAATTTGGAGAAGCTGCTCGAGGAAGTTTAGATAGCGTAGCTCAAAGAAGATCTATGGCTGCTGGTAGATTACAAAATGCAGGATTATTAGCTAGTATTGCTGTTCCAATTGTTTCTCAAACTTTAGAGCAGTTTGCTCCACAAAATAAAGCGGTAAAATTTGGAGCAACAGTAGCAAGCGATACAGCAGCTTTTGCTGGAACAGGAGCAATATTTGGCCCATATGGAGCAGCCGTAGGAGGTTTAATAGGAGTAACAATAGGACTTACTAAAGCCTTTTCGCAATTAAAAGATAAAACAGAACAATATCAAAGATTAACTGAACAGGCTACATCTAATTTAGCAAGATTTTCTGAAGACGTACAAGCATTCTTAACAAATAGAGAAACAGCAAGAGGAATTAGAACTGGAGAATCAAAAGGTAATCTTGAGGCTGCATCAAAAGCAAGAGATGAAGCTTTAAGTAGAATAATCGCTAGTTCAGATTCAGATATTGGAAAATCTATTGTAGATGCTATTGCAAGTGGATCAGAAAATGAATTACAAAAAGCGTTAGGAAAAGCATCTTCAGCATTAACTTCTACTAAACAAATTAGAGAATTTATTGATTCTGTAAATACTTTAAAACCAGAAAATATTAAAAGTGCAGAAAAATTTAGTGAAGTATTTAAACAATTTAATGTTTTGACTACTAGAAGTGGTGAATCACTTGGAGCTTTAATTTCAAAAAATAAAGATGTAATGTCAAGTTTTGATAAATTAACAGAAATTTTAATTAATAGTAAATCCGCATTAGATGATGCAAGAGATTCATCTGCGACATTTACAGCAAAAGGTCCAGCTTCTAAATTAGCAATATCAGATGAAGAACTTAAAAAAGAAATAGCAAGAATATCAACTGGACGCGCTCAACCATTTGAAGTACGAAGAAATAGAGCTATAAGTAATATAGTAGAATCCAGAAGTCAAACTGCGATTGATAATTTTAGTAAAAATTTAAGTTCTTTTATAGATAATTTAATTTCTTCTGGAGAAATTTTACCTCAAACTGGAAAAGATTTAAAAGATCAGATAACAAATGTTTTAAAATCTCCATTAGATATTGGATCAAAAGGTGTAGAATTAGAAAAAATATATAAAAATTTAGCAAATGCATCTGATGCTTTAGCGGTTGCAGAAAAGAGAAGATTAAAAACAGCATTTAATCTTTTACAATTAGAAGATAGATTAATTGATTTATTTAACAAAGATAATAACGTAAGGGATACTGGAAATAAACTTTTACAACAAGCAGATTTTGGTAGTTTAGTAGAAGACTTCTTACAAACAACTGGTAAACAATTTAGACCTAATGCAGTAGTAGGTGGCGCCTTTAATCAAGGTCTGACTGGAGTTTTTGGTGGCACAGTTGATGAAGAAAAAAGATTAAAATATACAAAACAATTAGGTGAAGCTTTAAAACAAACAAGCGCATCAGTTGTAGCTAACGGTGGCAAACTTACAGATGAGGCTTTTGTACAATTACAAACAGCAATTAATGATATAAATACTTCTGCTGCTATGACTCAAAAAAGTTTAATAGCGATGAGTTCTTCTATATCTGATACATCATTAAGACAAGAAGCTTTAAATACATATAAAGAAAAAGAAGCAGAATTAACAAAAACTTTAGGTGATAATATCACAAAATTAAATTTTGCAATAGAAGCAACCGTAGAAAGTCTAATAGCAGAAGCTAAATTTAGAGAAGGCACAGCTTTTAGCGATGAATTTAAACAAGCTAGAGCAGCTGCAAGAGAAAAAGCAATCCGAGGTGGAAATTATACACCAATGGATACATTAGAAAGTTTCCAAGATGAATTTGCATATGGAACCCAAGATGTGATGAGGGATTTGAATAATACAGCTTCTGATACGGCAAGAACTATTAAATCAGAATTTAATAACGCATTTCAATCTGTTATAGAAGGAACACAAACAGTAGGCGATGCATTTACTACAATGGCTTTAAATATATCAAGAAGAATTCAACAGTTAGCATTAGAAATGTCAACTAATTTGATATTTAATAGCGTATTTAGCTCTGTAGGTGGAATTAGTGATTTATTTAAAAGTCCATTAGGAAGAAAAAATGGTGGATTTATTAAAGGATATGCAACTGGTGGACATGTTACTGGCGGATCAGGAGTAAGAGATGATATTCCAGCATATTTAAGCAAAGGAGAATATGTAGTTAAAAAAGCTGCTGTAGAAAAATATGGAAAAGATTTCTTAGATAGTTTAAATAGTGGAAGAACAGTTAAAAAAGCTGACGGAGGAGGATTTGGAGTAGGATCAAAAATAGGAGATCCTAACGAATGGATAAAAGTAAATAATTGGCCAATAGCTATGACATCGGTTGGTTCAGATGTTTCATCTCAAAGAACAGATACTGGCGGAGCATTTTCTTCAGATTTATTAAATGATTTTTATACTACTGGTGCAACTAAATATGGATTACCAACAGAAGGATCATATTTCTTTGATCCAAGATTATCTCCTCAAGCAATATTAGATGAAAATAATCCAATGAATCAATTAAGAAATGAAAAAGTTCAAAGATTATTAACATTTCAAAATGAAGTTTCTAATTATGATCAATATCTTACAGATCTTGCAGAAAGAAATCGACAAGAAAAAGCTAGGGTAGATCAATTAAATAAACAAAATAGAGATGCTTATAACAAGCAACAAAATAACGCATTTTGGGGCTCGTTATTACAAGCTGGAACTGCTGTTGGGGGTGGTCTATTAAGTCAATATGGTATTCCAGCTCTCAAACAAGGATTTTCAAGTATATTTGGTGGAACATCAAATCAAGGATGGGCGAATTGGGCTGGTGGAGATTATTCTGCTGGAAGCATGAAATTCGGCCCACCAAATCAAGCAAATAATTATGGATTAAGAGGAACTACTCCAACTATTAGAAAAGGGTATGCTAAAGGTGGTTCGCCATATAAAGATAATGTGCCAGCACTATTAATGGATGGAGAATATGTCGTTAATAAAGATACGGTTAATAGGTATGGTAAAGGATTTTTTGATTCATTAAATTCTGGAAGAATAAGTAAATTTGCAGATGGAGGATCAGTAGGAAATCAAAACGCAGGATTAAATCAATCAGAAACTCAATCTTCGGTATCAAATACTAATAATATTAATATAACAGTAAATATAGATAAGAGTTCGTCTGTTGAAACTAGTACCGCAAATAATCAATCAAACGATAAAATTACAACTGATCAAGATCGAAGAGATGAATTAGAGAAAAATAGAAAATTATCAGATAGAATTAAATCTGAAGTTCTTAAGGTTTTAAATACCGAGCAAAGACCAGGCGGAATGTTAAGTAGTAGCAAGTATACAATGAAAAATTAATTTACAATTTTCCAAGAAAAACTAATTGGTGCTTTTTTATAAATTATTTGATCTACTTGTAAGTTATCTTGTAAAGATTTATTTATTACCTCTAATTTTGAATATTCGTATAAAAATAATATAGCAGTATAAGCTTTACCATTTATATTTTTTAAGTATTTATTTTGTAGTATTAAATTAGAAGAGTTTTCTACATATATATTTTCTATATTTTCTATATTAGTTATTGCTTCTAAAAATATCTGAATATTGCCATTAGAGTTTTTAACTTCAACAATTTCTAGATTGTTTAAATTTAAAAAATTAAAAAATGGTATATCTTGAGCGCAGGATTCATATGTATTATTGTAATATAATCCTACTTGATTTGATTCTATATCTTCAGAATTAAATATAGATAATACATTATTGATAATTGGTTGCTGTTCTATTGAAATAGTATCTTTATTATTGTAATTAGAAAGTGGAAAGTAATTTTTATACTTTAAATTATTAATTAATAATTCATCTTTAGGCCAAGATAATGTATTAAAGTTTTCATCATTAAATGAATATAAACTGCCTTGAAAGAATCCATTTTTATTATTATTTTGATCCAAGGAAACATTTATAATTTGGTCAGAATAAGTACTTGAAAAAAAGTTCTCTATATCTTCTGGAAATTCAAAATCACCAAGGAATTTGTATAAATCTGATTGAATTTTATTTAAAACATATATTTTAAGATCTAAAGAGTTTAAATTTTCTACTAATCCAGTTTCAACAAATGGAATAGTCAATAGCTTTAATTCGTCTATTGAATTAAGCCATAAAGTACTTACGTTTTCTGCTAAAATTTTATTTAATTTAATATCTTTATAAGAAGGGAATATTAGCAATGAATAAGCTTGACTTTCGTTCCAATTCTCTGTATTTATCAAAAATTTAATTGAATAATAATCATTACTTCTATAAATCTTATTAAAGACAGAATCTATCTTTAAAGTATTAAGTTTTGGGTAGTCTATTTCAAAGTTTAAATAAGAAGGTTCTTTTGAGTTAAAGGTAATATCAAATATTAATTTATCAAAAAATCCTATTTTATTTTTTATTTGTTTATACTTTTTATAATTAGAAAGGAAAGGGTATTCAAAATAATTTTCTAAAACTTTTTGAATATTTTTTTCTGATTGAAGATTTCTATGAGTTCTTGTGCCTTCTATAGATTCTTTGGATGGATATAGAGTTTCATTTGATACAATATATTTTTCTACTTCTTTTTTTGAATCAATATTTTTAAAACTTTCTAAGAGATTATTTTGTTCATCACGAATATCTACATTAAAATTAGGGAAATATTTAATTGGTACTAATTCATTAGCGTATAACGCTGGAAGAGCTGAAGATAATTCCCAGCTTAATTTTAAATCTAAGTTTTTAGCTAAGAGTTTCATAATATGTTAATTCCAGAAGCATTAACTCTATCTAGAGGAGCTTGACTAGTCAAAGTGAAAGAGCCTAATGTTGGAGTTGATACTTCGTTTAATGAATTTTGTGCATAAATTTTAAAGTAAAAAGTTCCAGCATATTGAGGAGTAAAATATGGAGGATATAACCCTAAATCTCTTCCATTAACTGGATCGGTTGGGTAAAATCCAGTATTAACATTAGCTGGTTGTATATCTATTAAATCTGTTTGATCGTTTGTTAAGCTAGTAAAAGCTGTGCCCGTTCTCATGTAAACTAAATATTGACTAACATAAGAACCATTTGTAGATGGAGATGTAGAATACGCTACGCTATTAATTCCAATTGCAGTTTGAACTCCTTGATACAATAGTCTATTTGATCCTGTTAAATTGCCGAATGCATCTCTATATAAACCACTCAAAATTATATTTGGTGCACCAGGAACTAGAGGTTTATTAGGTACATTTGTTAATTGAGCATCTAAATCTATTTCTCCATATTTTGCTGGTACATATTGCATAGCTGATACATTATATGTTTTATTTTCTGGATCTTCTTTTATATTTAAAATTCTATAAATTTGTGGTTCATTTAAATATCCATCGTATAATGCGCCTGGATATGTTAAATTAGAAGGATTATTTATTGGCGATCTAATATCTATACCAGTATATCCACTAATATTTACATCTATATTCCATACAGCATTTTCTAATAAACTATATCCTGATCCGTTCAAACCAGAAGGAAATATTATTCTAATATTATCTGAATAAACTCCAGTTCCTCTTGTTATATAGTTTTGAGTTGGTAATGGTATAGTCATTTTTTGAACAGCGCTTCTTCTAAAAAAATCGGAGTTTAATCCTGTCGCACCGCTTGAGGTTATATTGTAACCAGTTATATAATCATTACCTAAGTCTGTTCCGTAATTTAAATTATAAGTAGGAGTTAAGAAATAAATATCAAAATTACTCTTAAATCCAGTTAAATTATTTAATATTCCAGTGTTATATGGTAAATCAAGAGTCGCAGATCCTGTAGATAATTCTTTCGTTCTTCCAGCAAAATTTACATTTTTTCTATTTTGATCATAAATTTGAACTAAATCTCCTGGAATAAGATATCCAGCATCTAATCCTGCATCAAAAACTACTGTTTCCGTTTCTAAATTTTCTGTAATCAAATACCATTTTCCTAATCTTCTTGCTTGGTTTCTGCTTGTACAACCAAATGCAGTAACTGCAATTTCTCTTATTCCATATTTTAATATTCCAGGTCTATACTCTACATATTCTATTGCTGGTTTATAATTATCATCTTCATTGTTGTATCTAATAGTTGCTACGGTTTTTCTAACTCTTCTTGAACTATCTGAATATGTAAATTTACCATCTACAACATTTGCGTTATTAAATGAATAAATAATATTTTTGGGTCTATCTTGATTTGCAAAAACTAATCCAGCAGAATAATAAGTTATCCCTCTAAATATTGAAGCCATATCATTTAAAACTTTATAAGCTTCATCTTTTGCTGAAATCATTAAATTACAGGTAAATCTTGGTTCTAGACCACCATTACCATCTGGAACTAATTGATCACAATATTGTGCAATTTCATAAAGATTCCATTTGTCAACTAAAGATGAATCAATATATTTACCTAATCCATATCTATTATTAGTAATTAAATCATAATAACACCAAGCAGGATTATCTGTCCATGCTAATTTAAATGTGCCGTCCCAATAACCATTATAACTCCTTGTAATTGGATCATAATTATTTGGAATTTTAACTTTTAATAATCTCATTTTATAACTTCTTGTTGGAACGCTATTAAAATATCTAGAATCAAATTCATTATAAACCATTGCAACATTGGGATAAACAAATCGGTCGCTGTAAACTTCTGTTATACTATCTACAGAACAGGAATTTGTTATTCCTGGAGGCAAACCTTCTTGAGTTATTTTTGTTACTGTAATTGACCACCCAACTTGATTTTGCATGACTTGAAAAGATGGAAAATTTTCTGCAAATGGTCTAACAGACATTTCATAACAAGTCAACATTGGAGAACTTATTTTTCCTTTTAGTAAAATGCTTTGGTTAAAATAATATTGACTTTTATATGGAAAATATTGAGAAGCGTCTACTAATGCGGTACTACCATCTTTAAAGAGTCTGAATAATAAAAAATTAATTTTAAGATTTTCTTTATAAACATCTCCTTGATTTCCAGATCCGACAGCAACAATTGTTTGACTTAATCCGTTGATTTTAATATTTAATTTTATAGAAGAAATGTCTGTATTATATACGTTATAAGATTTAGGAAATCCAACATCATAAATACCAGTAGTTATAATTGCTCCAAAAAGTCTTTCATTTATTGATTTTGTTCTTGAAGTTACAAGAGGATATTTAAATTTATCTATTTGATTTCCAAAATAGCTATATCTATCTTCAAATAAATTTATTGTGGGACTCATTTGAGTATGTAAATTAGGATCGCCTTTGGTATATTTATAGTTTACTGATTTAAAATTATATGCTCCATTTTTTTGAACAATTGGAATATCATTCCAAAAAATTGAACGAGATTCTGGTGGAGATTCAAGATATTGGTTTCCATCTTCTGATCCACCATAAAAACCAGAAGCATTAAATGGAATAAAAGAATACGAAGTATATCCAATATCTCCAGTATTTTTTCCAGAATAACTATAAAAATAAGTTCCTGTTACAAATCCTTCAATTGGACCCTCACAAATTAAATCTAAAACTCCTATTTTATTTATACTTGTTACGCCAACGTTTCCAGTTGTACCACTTATTAAAGTAGTTTTACCATAACCTCCTGCATCAAAAGCAGCTCCGCCATAAAGAATTGAATACAAACTATTAAAATTTGGCGCACCCCTAAGATAAGCAATTCCTGGACCTGCCAAATCAATTGCTGTATTTCCCAATTGGTATATCCATCCAGGAGCGCCGTCAAATGTCATTATTTGACTAGAATAACTTTTATATCCACTTATTGCGTTATTAAAAGCAAAATCAATATTTCCATTAGGGTCATAACCACTAAAAGAAAAAGAATTATTTCCTGGAGCGCTATCTATACATTCGCTTTCTGGAAAATTCATACCAGCAAGAGTTAATCCTTCGTTTCCTGGATTCCAAAGGTACTCTAATCCTTCTGTGCTAAGATTTGTTGCTCCTGCCATATTAGAAATTTATTTCGTTTGTTATTGGTTTTTGACCCATCAATCTACAATTAGAATTAAATAAATACGTATAAGATCCAGAAGATACTGTATTTCCAGCAGCAGTAACTCCTCTTCTAGCTGTTTTATATTGAGTATCATAAGATGCAAATACATTATTTGATCCAATTAATAAAGTACCATATCCTACTGGGACTGGTCCTCCTTCGCCAACTGTATTTACTGGGCCATTAAAAAGATAAGAACTTGGACCTCCAACTTCTCCTGCAGAAGTGCTTATAGGATCTGCTTGTTGCGCATTATACGGAATAAGTGGTGGTGGTTTACTTAACAAACTAGTAACACCAGCAGCGATTAATCCAATTGCACCTAATATTAAAACTGGAGCTAACGGAGGAACAAAAATTGCTGTAATAATTAAAACTGTTGCAACAAGAAATGATATAGCACTACGAGATCCCATTACTTCTGGTATAAGATCTATTGTTTGAAGTTTTTCTCCATATTCCATAAATACTTCTGAATTTTTAAATTCATTTATATTTTCTTGATTTTTAATTTCTACTGGTTTATTATTTATAAGTATTGCGTATGAAGAATAACCTTTTGTTTTAGAGTTATCTAGTAGCCATTTTCTAAAGGTTCTAGTATTTGCTTCTATTGCTCTCATAGCTTCTGATACAGAAGTAACATTTAAATGCCATGTTTCTCCTATCTCTTCCCCTAATCTACCATGTAAATTAACTGTTACCATTTTTTGATCTCCTTAGTCTAGCTATTTTATTTCTCTTATAGAAATTACAGTAATTTGTTATTTTTGAAAATCCATTTCTAGGTTGTTCTAAAATCTTGTCATTTCCTAAATAAATAGCTAAATGAAAATAACTATCACTATTAAATACTAATATATCGTGGTTTATAAATTTATCAGTATAATCTACTTCTAGATTATTTATTTTTGCATATTCTAATACTAGATCAAGATTTTCTTGATTTACTTTTAGCATATGGTCATTTATAAAATTTTCTGGAAATTTTAAATCTACATTAAATTCATTTTTATAGTATAATTTTACTAAATCAAAACAGTTCGTTTGTTGAAAATTAATATTTCTTCCAATGTATTTTAAACTTTCTGAATTATTAGAACTGTAATGTTTAAAAGTATTACTTTTTAATATATAAAGTATTAAATCTATAGATGATTCTTCTGCGCAATTTTTATCCATCATAGAAAAATTTTCCTCATCTAAATGGCTGTGATAAATATAAAGTGGATTATATGAATTTTTTATTTTTAAAAATTCTAAAGCAGATATTTTAAAATTATTAATTGGATCTTTAGATATATTTTTACATTTTAAAACATCTATAATCCCATTATTTTCAATAACAAAACCACAACATTCTTTGGGAGATTCTTCCAAGGCATGATTTTTTATTTTATTTTTAATTTTAGTATTCATTATTGATTGTTCGGTTGATCTGTTCCTGGGAATCCTCCAAATGGAAGAAATCCATTTAAATAATTTCCTAAATAATCTTTTGGTATTCCATGTGAAAGATCTGAATTTGGATTAAAACAAGCTGGTCTCCTTGGAAATGGCGAGTTGATTCCTGTATTTGTGAAAGTTGGTGGACTTAATACACTAGTTGCGTCTGCAGCTGTTCTCATAGCTCTATCAGCTAATTTATAATAATTTAAATCCCATCCTCCTCTATTAGTTGGCCAAATAACTGGCCTGAAAGCTGGATTTTTTAACCATCGTAATCTACATGAAGAAATACTTTTTGAACAAGAATCTGCTAGCCAAAATGTTGTATTGGGTGGAGAATTTTCTAAGGAAGATGTATGATTATTGATACATACAAAATAATAATTTAATTTACTTGTATTTTGTAGATATATAAAATCTCCACTTGTATAGGATATCCCAGTATTCCATGCTCCTAAATTACCCGCTCCACCAGTAATTCTATTTACTGCATATGTATTGACTCCAGTAACAAAAACTGAACCAGACGATCCCAAGAAAAGCTGGTCATTTTCTGTCGCAACTGGTGGTGCAGTTTGTAGTAATCTTATATTAACTCCATTCGAATTAACAACTCCTCCATAAACTCCGCTATGGGCGATAGATCTTCTGGTATCGTATTCATATAAACATCCTTCGCCTCTATACTCAAATGGACATTTATTAGAAAAAATCGTTCTTGAAGGCAAGAATACTCCTTCAACATCTAAAATAGAACCTAAAGAATATTCTAAAATTAAATTATCTTCTTGAGATTTTCGATCAATATAGTAAATATCTTTTGGTAGCTCAATTTCAGATATAGATGGATCATCTGTATATGGATTAAATCCTCCAGAAAAATTAACACCATTTAAATATTTTAAAAAAGTTTTAATTCTTGTAAATTTTGCGCCAACTATATCTCCTAAAGATTGAATTTGTAATCTTATATATTTATAAAAAGAATTTGTTGAAGTATCTGGGCTACTATTTGCAATAAAAATTCTTGGAGTTGGAAGAGTTCCAGCGCTATTCATTTCAAATCCATCTGCATGAACAGGCATTGGAAAATACTGATTATTTTTCCAAGTTATTGTGCCATAGGGTTGGCTTGATAAATTGTATAAATTATAATCATTATATATTCTTAAAATACCATTTTGTAATGGTTGATTTGTTAACGTAGTGGTATTTCTAATCTGTGGATAAATTTGAGTTAAATCTATTTCATAAAAAACTACTGGTACAGATGGTTCTAATTTACTTGTTTCTGTATTTATGGATTTATATCCACTTACTATTTGATTGTAAACTTCTAAAGAGGTTGGCATATTATTTTAATTTGGGACTTCTTCAAATACTGTTTTAATACTATAATTGTTGTAAAAATTATAATTAGTTTCCCAGTTGGGTGCAATAAATTTACTAACTCCAGAAGGTTTTGCGTAAATAGTTGGAACATTATAAGCGAAAGATTGTTGTCCGCCTCTTTGTTCTAAAAAATGTAAAATTGATACTGTTTCTGTTTCTGATCTATTTTCAAAAGTTAAAGTTAAATTTTTAAGTTCAAAATTTATACCGTCTGGTATTCTTTGTTGGTATCCGTTTCCAAATTGAATTTTTTTAACTCTTGGTTCAATTTTTGTGCTGGATTGATAAGATGGTTGCCAGAAAAAGTTTGGTATATAACTAGAATTAAATAATTTATAACCATCCCATCCAGATTGTAAATAAGCAATTGTAGTTGGATTGTTTCCAAGATTATTATCTATTAAAGAATAATAATATTTGCTATTAGATCCAGATACAATATTGTACTTACTATAAGTAGTACCTACAGCCCAACCATATACTGTGTCGTAAACGCTTGCCATATACCTTTAACCTCTATAAATTTACACTTAAAAAGGGTGTAATTATATTTAATGTTTAATGTTTCTCAGATTCAAAATCAAAAATTTTACCTAAATAATACTTTTATATCTGGTATACAAAGTTTAAGCTTAAATTATGATACGAATATAACTCCTTCATTTGCTATATCTAATACTGGTATGAATTATATAATAAATCAACCAATTATTGCTAATTTTAATTTAAATTATATACCTGGAACTTCAGAGCCATTTATTGATTATACTGGTAATTCTTTTTTTACAGGAAAAATTGAATATGGTGACAAATATTTGTATTTTTCTAGTGGTTTTATAGATGGTTATTCTATAGACGCTCAACTTGATAGGCCAGTAGAAGTGTCTGTTCAAGGCAGAGTATTAGGAGAATTAAGCTATCTGACTGGTATAAATACTAATAATTCTGCTATTAATTATGAAATTTCGCCTATTAATTATTGTTATATTGATTTTAACTTGGCTGAAACAAATTTAAACAGAGTAAGCAATTGTGGGATCTCTTATTCTTGTAAAAAGTTACCAATATATACAATTGGTAATTATGTACCTTCTGCGGTAACTAGCGAATATCCTATAGAGGTTTCTTGTAGATTTAATTTTGAAATAAGCGATGAATCTATTTCTTCTCCTTATAGTTTCTTTTCTAATTTGCAGACCAAAGACTTACAGGTTAATTTTAAAAATATTAATAATTCTGCAATTGTTAAAAGTTTTAATTTAAATAAAATGATTTACTCTAATAAAAATTATAATTTCTCAGTTAATGAATATGGCAAGTTTGATTTGAATTTTCAAGGATATATAAATTCTTAAAAAATAATAGAAATATATTGATATTCATATATAATATAATATATGAAAATTGATAAAAATAACCTAGCTAATATAATTAATATAATTCTTCAAAATAAAGACGCATTTGAAGAGCTTAAACGCGATTTTCCAGAAATTTTAGCGGACCTAACGACTTTTAGAGAGAATCCAAATTGCTCATGTAGAGGAAGGGTTACTAAATTTTTTAACGAAAAAATAGTTGCAGGAAATGAATCAATTTTTGATAAATATGTAGATCATAGACCAGATTTAATTAAAGATATAACTTCCGCAAGCTCCTTGCATTCAGAAAAAATATTAAGCGGTAAAATTATAAAAATTGGTAAAAGTGAAGAAGATTGGGCTAATTTATGGAGAGTAACATCTGGAAAGGTCTTTAGGAGTTTTTCTGCTATAGAAAAAGAAGATTCTATTCATGTTTACTTTTTATAAATGATATTTTTACTGTACTTGTTTGTTTGTCTTGGAGTAAGTTACGCTTGGTCTGATACGGAAGCTTCCAGACCTTTTAGAAATTTTGTAGCTAGAATACCTTATATCAGAAAGCCATTGCTTTGTCATGAATGCAGTAGTTTTTGGGTTTGTTTATTTTTAACTTTATTTTTAAACCCATTTCAAGATTATACTTTAGATTATGTTTCTAATATATTAAGTGCTTTTTCTGGATTTTTTATTAACTTAGTATTTATAAGAAGAAAATTAATACCATTTAAAGATTAAATATTAGTGTAATAGTAATATATGCCTAATGTACCTAACGAATCATTCGAATGTCCTTGTCAGCCAACTTGCGAATGCAATCCCAACATTAAGCAAACATTTTGTTGTTGTGATGCTTGTGACGAGTGCGCTACTTGTGGATGCACAGATTCTACCGCTTGCAACTATGATGCAGACGCAAGTTTAAATGGGCCAGCATGCGATATATGCAAACAGGGTGGTTGTACAGATAGTTGCGATGATTGTTATAATCCAGATGCAGAATGCTCTAAACCAGAAGATTGTTGCGGATGTACTTCAAAATGTGATTGTACGCCTCAATATCCGTACGCTGGACAATGGGGTGCGCTTACATAAGTTGATAGAAATAGCCTTGCGTAAGTGAATGATATAAACAAAATAATTTATACTCATCAACCTTTTTTATTCAAAAAAGATAATAAAATAAAATTATTACATTGTCAATCTGAAAAGGAAGATAAGATTACATATTCTAGACCTTGGAAAATTTTTCTTAAAGATTTAGATTCTGGAGAAATTT